AACAAATCTACAGGCAATTCAGACTGTAACTAAGAGACCTTGGGCAAGAGTAAAGTTTGCTGCCGATGGACTATTTGATTGGGAATACTGGAACGACTATTTCTTGTGGCAGGGAGTACTTGTTCAGTCCTCAGTAAGTTACTACGGTGTAAATCCATCAGACCTATACAAGGCCTACACAGGAACAAATAAAATTATTATTGACGATAGTCGTGTATTTAGCATCAATGGGTACGAATACTCTATATTTAAAGACCTAACATGGCAATCACAAATCTCAGATCCAGTATAATATGGTATACTGGTGGTTATGAAAAACAAAGATCAGTCACTTTTTGGTAAAGACGGAAAGCCACGCATGCCAGGCCAGATTGGCGAAACTAAGGTAACTTTAATAGATAAACAGTATGACTGGGGTATCTACGTATGGAAGAAGGCTAACGGTAAGTGGTTTACAGATGGTCAAGGAAATATTTTAAATATTCCTTCAATGAAGGGTGATCTTGGTAAGATTGCAGAATTAAAGCAAGCAGCAGCATATTATGGAGAGCCAGATGGCGAAGCATATTTTTTCGCTGGTATGGGTAGAGTCACTGACGAAGAGTATTCTGAGCAAGTAGATAGAATGAAGGCTGGCTTAATTCCAAACCTAAATGACCTAGGTGCTGTTCAGGCAGCAAAAGATACAATTGCTAAATATGGAGATGAATAATGGACGAAGATCAAGTTTTTATTAGTGCAAATATAGATACCCCAACAAGTTTTATGGATCAGTTTAAGCAGGATGATCCATTCAATAAGAACTGGTCAGAGATCAAGACATATGCAGGACTCGACAATAACTTTAAGCGTCGTGCAAATAGGCTAACCGAAAAAGCAGAAGCACCAGAAAATATGCAGGGGTACATTGATTCTGCAAGAGCAGAAAGCACTGGTATTAATGGAGCAAAGTCTAAAGAGATAAATCCTGGCACAGTATATAGAAATGCCTATGGTTTGTTTGATGTAATTACACCACCATGGAATGTTTATGAACTTGCAAACTTTTACGACACATCATTTGCAAACCATGCTGCAATTGATGCAAAGGTAGAAAATGTAGTTGGTTTAGGATATGATTTTGAAGTATCTCCTAGCACCATGTTGAGACTTGAGTCAAATCAAGATTCTGAACAGGTTAATAGAGCAAGAAATAGAATTGAACGTGCAAAGATTGAAATGCATCAGTGGCTTGAATCATTAAATAATGATGATTCTTTTACTACTACAATGACAAAAGTTTATACTGACATGCAGGCAATCGGAAACGGATACCTTGAAATTGGTAGAACGACACGTGGAGAAATTGGATATATTGGACATATCCCTGCAACTACAATGCGTGTACGTCGCCTACGTGATGGATATGTTCAGATTATTGGACAGAAGGTTGTTTACTTTAGAAACTTTGGTGCTAAGAATCCAAATCCAATTACTGCGGATCCAAGACCAAATGAAATTATTCATTTCAAGCAATACTCACCTTTAAATACTTTTTACGGTGTTCCAGACATCATGTCTGCAATTAATTCACTATACGGTGATCAGTTAGCATCACAATATAATATTGATTACTTTAGCAATAAGGCTGTGCCTAGATATGTTGTAACATTAAAGGGTGCACGTTTGTCTAGCGATGCAGAAGATAAGATGTTTAGATTCCTTCAGACAAACCTAAAAGGACAATCACACAGAACTCTCTATATTCCGCTTCCAGGAGATTCAGATAATAATAAGGTTGAATTTAAGATGGAGCCAATTGAGAATGGCGTACAGGAAGGTTCATTTGAAAGATATCGCAAGCAAAATCGTGATGATATTTTAATTGCTCATCAGGTACCATTGTCAAAAATTGGTGGAGGAGATTCGGGTGGCATTGCTTCGGCCCTTTCACAGGATCGTACATTTAAGGAGCAGGTTGCAAGACCAGCACAGAAAGAATTAGAAAAAACCTTAAGTAAAATTATTAAAGAACGAACAGATATTTTAGTTCTTAAGTTTAATGAGTTGACATTAACTGACGAAATCGCACAGTCTCAGATTTTGGAAAGATACGTTAAGACTCAAGTTATGCTTCCAAATGAGGCTAGATCTGCTCTAGGTCTTCCACAAAGGGAAGGAGGAGATGAGCCTTTTAATCCTAAGCCAGAGCAAGCAGCAAACGATAATGCTGATAGGGCGAGGGATGGAGAACGAACAAACAACCAGTCTGATGGTCCTGCTACAATTAGTGGCAGAAACCCAAAGGGTGAAGGTAGATCAACTTCTTGATATCCACAGGGTTATCCACAAGTTATTAACATTTGTGTAAAAAGGCTATATAATATATACTAGTATGACTATATCCAAGGCTCATTGGGATACCAATGGCGACTCAGTAAGACTTTCCCTTCCATTTGCGAAGGTTGATAAGGAGAGACGTATCGTCTCTGGTTTTGCATCTCTTGATAATGTTGATAAGCAAGGCGATATAGTTACAGCAGATGCATCTATGAAAGCATTTTCTGCATTCCGTGGAAACATTCGTGAAATGCATCAGCCATCCGCAGTTGGTAAAATGGTTAACTTTAAGCAAGATAAATATTTTGATGCAACTACTAAAAAGTTTTACAATGGAGTTTTTGTATCTGCATATATTTCAAAAGGTGCACAAGATGCATGGGAAAAAGTTTTAGACGGTACATATACAGGATTCTCAATTGGTGGCCGTATGAATAAGTGGGACGATGGCTATGATGAGAAGTCAGACTCTACAATTAGAATTATTAAAGATTATGATCTCGTAGAATTGTCACTAGTTGATTCTCCAGCAAACCAGTTTGCAAATATTATGCAAGTTGAAAAGGTTGATGGTGTTGCTGTTGTTAAGGGTCAAGATGTTGCATTAGAAAATGTCTTTTATGATGAAGCGTCTGGCTTAGTTATGGTATCAGAAGAAGAATCTGTAACAAGTCCAGTTAACGGAAATGAAATGAAAAATATAGGGTTCGTTGAAAAAACGGATAATGAAAAAATGGATATAGTCAAATTCTTAGTAGATAGTGCTAAAGGCATTGATGCTAAGATAACAAAGGAGGAAAATCCTATGTCAAAGAAAACAAAGACTGAAGAAGTCGAAGTTGCTAAGGCAGAAGAAATCGCTCCAGAGGCTGTTGCCGAAACTCCTGTAGTCGAAACTGAAAAATCAGATGAAGTTGTTGATGAAACAACTGAAAAGACAGATGATGTTGTAGAAACAACTGAAGTCGCTGAAACAGAAAAGGCTGCACATCCAGATAAGGAAACCGAAGAAGAAGATTCTAAGGAAGGTCCTGACGCTGAGATGAAAGAAGAAGAAAAGGCAAAGAAGTCAGACGAAGTAATTGTTGATGCAATTACGGATGTTAAAAATACACTTACATCAGCCTTTAGCGATTTAGTTGAAACTGTGAAGTCTTTGCAGGCAGAAGTAGAAATGCTTAAGTCTACAAAGGTTGATACAGAGTTAGTAAGAAATTCTCTTGATGCAGTTGCCAAAGATATTGCTGCAGCAACAGAACAAGTAAATAGATTTGGAAAGAGAGTAGATGCAGTAGAAGCGGACACTGCTTTCCGAAAGTCTGGCGATCTAGGCGAGATCGTGCAGGAACAACCAGAAATGGTTGAAAAATCCTTATGGGGCGGACGTTTCCTCAAAACAGCCGACTTATTTAAATAAGCAAAGAAAAACTTGGAGGTGACAATATGTCGGAAGAGTTAATTAAAAATCAGCCAGGTGAGTCTGGAGAACTTGGTGGTACAACACCAGGTCTTTACCAGCCTCAAGGTTCATTTGCATCAGGATCTGATGCAGGTTCAAATGTACCTGGCAACTACACAACAGGCGGTGTCCTAGGCAATATTCCAAATGCAAATTTGGGTTTGACAACAGGACCTAACGCAGTAAATCCTTCGGGTGAGGCTGGAAGCGGTATTCTCCGCCCTGAACAAGCACAGCGTTTCATTGATTATGTATGGGATGCTACTGTTCTCGCCCAAGATGGTCGTCGTGTAACTATGAGAGCAAACACCATGGAACTTGAAAAAGTTAACGTTGGTGAGCGTGTAATCCGTGCTGCTGCTCAAGGTATCGGTGATTATACAAATACTGGTGCAACATTCACTAAGGTAGAACTTACAACAAAGAAGATTCGTCTCGATTGGGAAGTTTCTGCTGAAGCACTAGAAGACAATATTGAGGGGGCTGCACTTGAAGACCATCTCGTTCGTCTTATGACAAACGCATTTGCTAATGATATCGAAGATCTCGCTATCAATGGTGATGGATCAACAGGCAACTTCCTTTCTATTATGAAGGGCTTTGTCAAGAAGCATCAGGATAACGGTGACTCACATGAGGCAGTCGTTACAGTTGCTGACAACGCTTGGACACCAGAAGTAATGCAAGAAATCGTTCTTGCAATGCCACGTAAGTATCGTGCACTTAAGAACAATCTTAAGTTCTACGCAGGTACAGACGTGTTTGCTGGTATCGTAAAGCATAACGGTACACTTGCTGATGCTATTGCTGAAGCAATGGGTAATCGTGTTGCTGGTACATCTGCAAATCGTCAGGCATACCTTGATGGTTCTGCACAGACATTCGGTGGAGCACGTACAACACGTGTACTCGGAATCGATGTACAAGAAGTTCCTTACTACCCTGCAGGATATGTCGATTTGACATTCCCACAGAACCGTGTTTGGGGCTTCCAGCGTGATATCGTCGTTAACCGTGAATACAAGGCGAAGAAGGACACAATTGAATACACAGTATTCGTCCGCTTCGGTATTCAATGGGAAGAAGAAGACGCAATTGCGTGGGCAGATGCTGCAGCAGATGCATAATCTGTAGTCAGTACCTTTTGAGAGGGGGCAGGGGTTGATCTCCTCCCCCTCTTACCTTTAGTATTCTGTTATAATAGTGCACATAGGAGGTTAAATAATGGAAGAAAATAATTTTAATAATGATATGCCAGCAGAAGACTTTCTCGCTCCATCAGTTGTGGAAGAGGCACCAGTAGTTCAGGCTCCTATGCCAGAAACTAAGGTGGAAGAAGTAGCGGTAGAAAATAATATTGAGGCTTCAATCTCAGCACCTGTAGAAGAAACAAGTGCTATCACAACTTCAGATCTTGCAAAGTCATCTCTAGATGAAGTACAGGCTTTAGGGTCTGTTGCTAACGGAGTTATTGGCGCAGTATCAGTACCAAAGACAGAAAAGAAGGCATCGGTAAAGTCTAATAAGGCTAAGAAAACTGTTGCAGTCTATTCAACTAAAAATGTTAGTTGGGGTGGAGTTGGTAAAGTAAATCGAGGCTACAACATTGTCACTCAAGAAGAGGCAGACAAGTGGGCTACTCGTGACCACATCAGAATTGCTACACCAGAAGAGGTAGCAAGGGAGTTTGGTCGATAAAATGGAAGTATTGAGAGTTCCACCTTATCCTTTAATAACCACATGGTCATTACCAATACCAAATTATGAGTATGTGGTATATGTAGAGGATTTGGTGGATCACTCGTACGAAGAGTTTAATCTTTCTTCTGACGCTAACGGTAAAGTAATATATCAAATTCCTTTATCAAAAGTTCAGTTTGATAGAAACTTTTTAATTAGATTTTATGACGAAGAGCATGAACATATTTTGCTTGAAGACAATTTAAATATCATCAGACCTTATGTTAATCCATCAGAATATGGAACAACTGCTTCTGAAATTGAAGAGTATAAGATGCAAGAAATTATTGCACGAGCAATGATTGACACAGTTGTTGGAGATGGTTTTTACAATCATAAACTTGTTATCAATGGACAGGGACAAGGACTTGATTACTTCTCATTATGGCATGCTTCTAATAGAGTTTTAAAGGTTTATGAGAACAATGTTTTAGTATATGATGCTGATGATCCTTCAGCGTATGCATATTCATATGATATTTTATTAGACAATTCTGCAATATACAGAACAGAAAATGCAACAGCATCAGATGAAAGAAATAGAATGGACTATAATCCAACTAAGATAGTTGGTGGTTCTGGAGATCTTGGTTTTGTTGGATACAGGGTTGGAGATTTTCCAAAGGGATATGATTTTACAATTGTCTTGGACGTAGGATATAAGGTTGTTCCAACTGATGTTGTCGTAGCAACCAAGATGTTAATTGAAGATATTAAGTGCGGGAAGTTAGATTATTATAAGAGATATATAACTGCATATAATACAGATCAGTTTAAGATACAGTTTGATAAGTCAGTCCTTTCTGGAACTGGCAATGCTATTGTTGACAAGATTCTAGAAAGATACGTTAATACAATAACCAGACCAGGAGTTTTATAATGATTTGCGAGGAACCAGACTTCGCTTTTCCTATGCTGGCAGATGTTTATCATCCAATTGTAGAGCAGGGCGCATACGGCAATGTTAAGAAGACCTGGGTTTTAGATAGAACAATTGCATGCTCTTTTACTCCTGCTGGGACAGCATTTAAAGAAGAAGTAACTCCAAACGTTAATATTACTCAAGAAAAAATCTTAATAGGAAGAGTTAAGAGTGATATTAGAATTTCAAGTTTAGATGCAAGAAACTCAATCACAAACGTCATTATTACTAACATTAAAGATAAAAACTGTAATGAGATTTATACAGAGACCACGGGGCCAAGGGCTGGTAAATCAACTATATTTGAAATAGCAACTCATGAGCCGTTCTCTGGACCATTTGGTAATACTGAATATTATAAGTTAATAATCCGTAGGTCAGAGAACCAGGCAAGTGACATATGATAGCGGTAAAACTAGATAGCAATCTTTTTAGAAAAGAGATGAATAATATCATCGATTACTCTATGGGATTTTTAGAAGGAACTCAAAAAGCAAAAAATATTTTTCTAAATGCCCTTGGTAAAGATGTTGTAGATTTACTAAAACAATATATAGATTCAAATGCTAGAGTAAGACCACAAACACTACACCATGTCTATGAATGGTATCAGGTAGGTAGCCCAGATGCAAGATTATTTGACATAGAATATACAGTTAGTAATATAGGGCTTTCTTTTAAGTCTTCATTTAGACAATCATCATCTATAAAAAACGGATCCAGCGAACCGTTTTATAATAAAGCAAGTGTAATGGAACAGGGTCAGCCTGTTGTCATTAGGCCAAAAAATTCTAATGTATTAAAGTTTGAGGTAGATGGGGAAGAGGTTTTTACCAAGAATCCAGTCGTTGTAGAGAATCCAGGTGGTGCAACTCAGGCTGGATTTGAAAAGGTTTTTGATTCCTTTTTTAGTCGATACTTTACTCAAACATTTTTAAGAAAGAGTGGAATGTTACGAGATTTTGAAAATCCTGTAGCCTATAAGAAGAATCTTAAATCGGGTGCTAAAATGGGACGAAGCAAGGGTGTCGAAACAGGATACCGTTGGGTAGCAAACATAAGGGCGGTTAAGTAATGGCTGGAGAAATTTGGATTCCGACTGGAGTCATTAATACACCAATGCTTTGGATCAATGAATATTTAAGATATAATGTACCAGAACTGACAGGTCTTCCAAGTTTTCCATTTTTCCCATCAACACCTTCAACAATTGCTGATTTAACTGAATACTTTAATAATAGCACTCAAGGGGTAGCAGCCACTTGGGATAGGCTAATCCGAATGAGAAGGTCTCCGTTTCCACATATAAAACAAGAACAGGCGTTATACTATTTTTATGCACAAGGAGAAGATCCAGTAATTACAATGGTTAAAATTCAGGAAGCAGTGCTAAGGCTTATGGACCGTGAAGATGAAAGCGCTGCAGAAGTCAATGCCTGGACTAAAGGTAGAGAAATACAAGGATTAACCTGCAAATTTTATTTTCATAAATTTAGAATATACCAACTTGAAGAAACTAGGGATATTATTGATTTTGGCACAGCCCGCACCTTTGGCGGGAATAAGATCATAATTGATTTTGAGTACCATCAGCACAAAGATGTTGTGGGCTCAATCAATTCATAAAAGGCTGTTATAATTATCAATGAGGAAACACGCCTTTATTTCTATAGAAAAAAGAGGTGATATATATGGCTCTAGGTAATAGTAATAATATTATCGTGGGTGCAGCCCAGGTGTTCGTTTATGACGGACCTTTGGCAGTTGGTGGAAACCCAGCACCAGTATCTGGAGAGGCTTATGTGGCTACACTTGAAGACACAGCAGGCTTCGACAATATTGGTTACACCATGAATGGTTTGGAACTCGTTTTCCAGCCAGATTTTGGTGAAGTTCAGGTAGACCAGATTCTTGACGTCGCTAAGTTGTATAAGCAAGGTATGCAGGTAAATCTAAATACCACATTTGCTGAAGCCACTCTAGAAAATCTTTTGATCGCTGTCGCAGGTGGTCCAGGAGATTTAACAGGTGACAAGACAACTACAGCAGGTCAGGTATTCAACATGAAGTCAGGTTCTCTAGGCGAATGCCCAGTAGAACGTGGTCTTGTTGCTGTCGGTCCTGGAACTGGAGATTGCGAAGAAGGTTCTAACTTAGAACGTATCTATGTCGCATATCGTGCACTCTCGATTGAAAATGTTACTGTGTCTGCAAAGCGTGATGAAGCAACAATGTTTGAAGTTTCATTCCGTTTGCTACCAGAAGACAATAGCGGATCATACGGTAAGATTATTGATCGCACTGTAACTCCAACTCCGTAATAACATTAATTTGTTATACCAGAAGGCCCAACCGTATATGGTTGGGTTTTTCTGTTTGCTATAATGATTACATGGCACGTAACGTATATGAAGTGGGAACGATAGAAACCTTATCAGGCGATATTATTGAAATATCCCCATTAAAAATAAAATACATGAAGTTATTCATGGATAGATTTGAAGATATTAAACATGCCAAAGACAATGATGACTCTATTGATATTTTAATTGAATGTGCCGTGATAGCCATGAAGCAGTTTAGACCAAATAAATATAATACTAAAGAAGAGTTAGAATTAGATTTTGATATGCAAAGCCTATATAAAATTTTAGAGTACTGTGCGGATGTTAAGGTTAAAGATAATCAGGAACAGAAATCAAAAATAAAGAAACAGGATGACGGATCCAGTTGGGACACCATGGATTTGCCAAAACTTGAGGCTGAGGTATTTATGACGGGCATCTGGAAAAACTTTGAAGAACTTGAAGAGTCAATATCTATGCCAGAACTAATCTTATTGCTATCAACAAAAAGAGACCTAGAATACGATAATAAAAAGTTTAATGCTGCATTACAGGGTGTGGATCTAGATAAACAGTCAACCAAGTCTAATGCCTGGGAAGATCTTAAGGCCAGGGTATTTAGTAAGGGGCAGGCTAAGGACTCTAATGATATACTAGCATTGCAAGGCATTAATGCACAACAGGCTGGTTTTGGAATCGGCATGGGAATTGACTACGAAAAAATAGATTAAAAAGTAGCCAATGTGATATAATTAGGAAGTCGATAACGGAGGAATAAATGACGACAACAAATGAAAAGCAAACAGTATCCTTGATGGATGGCACAGAAATACAACTCAAGCCACTTAATATTGCTCTGCTTCGTAAATTTATGAAAAACTTTGAAAAGATCCAGAAGGTTGCAGAAGACAACGATAAGTCAATGACAGTCCTTATGGAATGCGTACAGATTGCTATGCAGCAATACAAGCCTGATCTAGCGGGAGATTTAGAAAAATTGGAAACCAATATTGATCTTCCAACAGTTTACAAGATTGTAGACGTTGCATCGGGAATTAAGTTAGGCGAGGACAACCCACTGGGCCTTGCTAATTTAAATGCCTAATTAACTAAAAAAGAGGTGGAAATGAATGGCAGATGTTAATGCTAATATTAGCGTTAATATCGACACGTCTGCAGCGTTAGCAGAACTTAAAAACTTACAGCGTCAGATATCCAATTTCCACAGTTCGATTGCGAAGTCTAGCGCTTCTGCAGCAATAGCGCAAAGAAATCTACAGCAGGGGTTTGTCGATTCGATAAATGCAACAGGGCAATTTGCTGCCCGTATGCAGACAATCCGAACCTCTGCTGAATCTTTTACTAATTCCCTTGAGAAGAATAAGTTCTCAATGCGTGAATACTTTAGGTATGGTGTTGCATCATCTAAAATGTTTGGAAGAGTATTCCAGACAGAGTTTGCAACAATTGAAAAAGTAGCAATAGAAAGAACAAGAAGGCTACAAACACAATATATTAAGATGGGCCGTGATGCAAATGGTGCCCTTAAGGCTATTGCGGTAACACCTCTAGCACTTAATATGGACGATCTTGCAACAAAGACAATGATTGCTGCACAAAAGCAACAATTATTTAATCAATTATTAAAGCAGGGCAGCACAAATCTAGTTAACTTTGGTAAGAACACACAGTGGGCTGGTCGTCAGTTGATGGTTGGTTTTACGTTACCGCTATCTGTCTTTGGATCTACAGCATCCAAGGTATTCATGGAACTAGAGCAACAGGTTATTAGATTTAAACGTGTTTATGGCGATATGTTTACTATGCCTTCAGAAACTGAGGCAAATCTTACAGTTATTCGTGGTCTTGCTGATGAATTTACAAAATATGGTGTAGCAATTCAAGATACAATGTCTATTGCAGCAGATGCTGCAGCAGCAGGTTTCCAAGGTGAAAAGTTAACTGAAACTGTAAGGGCTGCAACTAGACTTTCTGTTCTTGGTGAAGTTGAAAAACAGCAGGCACTCAGAGCAACCATTTCTTTACAAACTGCATTCCAGTTAAACACAGAACAACTTTCTGAATCAATTAACTTCCTTAACGCAGTTGAAAACCAGTCTGTTGTAAGTCTACAAGATTTAACAGATGCTATTCCACGAGTAGCACCAATTATTAGAGGTCTCGGTGGAGATGTTAAGGATATGTCTGTTTTCCTTGCAGCAATGCAGGAAGGTGGAGTAGATGCAGCATCGGCAGCAAACGGATTAAAGTCAGCGCTTGGTTCTCTCATTAATCCTACAAAGGCTGCAAAGCAAATGCTTAATAGCGTAGGTGTAGATCTAGAAGCGTTAGTTAATAAGAATGCTGGAAATGTTATGAGAACTGTTCTCGAACTCGGAGAAGCATTAAAAACACTAACACCTTTAGCAAGACAAAGAGTAATTGAGCAACTATTTGGTAAGTTCCAGTTTGCAAGAGTTGGAGCATTATTTGAAAATATTGCTAAAGAAGGTTCTCAGGCTCAAAGAACAATGGAACTTATGCAGATGTCTGCACAGGATCTTGCAGCAATTGCAACAAAAGAATTAGGGGCTATTGAAGAAAACACTGCAACTAAATTTAAGGCTGCCGTAGAATCAATTAGAGCGTCTCTGGCTCCAGTAGGAGAATTATTTTTAAGAGTTGTTACACCAATTATTGAGGTAGTTACAAAGTTAATCGATAAGTTTAATAGTTTATCTGATAATTCTAAAAAGGTTATTGCTACAATCGTGACAGTTCTTGGAGGCGTTGCTCCTGTAGTTTTAATGTTGGTTGGTTTGTTTGCTAACTTCGCTGGTAACTTAATGAAGTTCTTTGGATTAATCAGAAACGGGTATTTAAAGTTAACTGGACAATCTAAGTATCTTGGAGAACAGACTAACTATCTTACAGAAGAGCAGATGCAGGCAGAAGCCGTTGCCTCATCTCTTGATCAGGTACATGCTAGACTTACACAAAGATTTACATCAGAAGCAGGTGCTCTTGATGCATTAACACGTGCATATATGAAGGCAAATGCTGCAGCACAAAGTTTTGCATTCAATAATCCAGGAATGATGCTTCCTCCAGGACCTACACGTAAATATAATAAGGGTGTAGCAATTGTTCCTGGAAGTGGTAACAGAGATACAGTTCCAACAATGTTGACACCAGGCGAATCTGTTATTCCAAAGAAACAAACACAAAAATATGGCGGATTAATTAGTGGAATTATTGCCGACAACATTCCTGGTTTTGCAACAGGAGTTGTTTCTGTAGGTGAAAGAGCGCTTACTGGATCTGGATTCCAGTCAAAGACAACTGCATTACAATTACAGGGCTTAGTGGATAAGGTTCTTGCTTCTAAACTTGCAAACGCAGAAGATATTATTGAGCAAGTATTGGCAAGACTTGGACAAAAGATGGCAGAAGGTCTTAAGGTAGGTATTCAAGACTTTAAGCAGCAATTAGAACTTGTTGCTACACAAGGATTTGGTACAAAGGGTGGAGATGCATTACGTGCTGCAGGATATACCCCAACATATAGAGCATCATCAACTGGAAAGTCTGGTACAGTAAGAGAGAATTTAGTTACAGCACGAGGTGACATTGGTGCACAAGAATATGATAGAGCAAAAGCAGCAGCAGATGCAGCACAAAGGGCTATTCTAGATTTTTATAAAGATAGTAATCTTTCTGCAGAAGAAATTGCTAAGAAGGCTACAGAGGCAGGTTCTGTACACCGTGCTCACATTGTAGACATTACTAATGTTGAAAAGCAATTTATTGAAGGCTGGGACGAGGCTCTATGGGTAGCACAGTCTGGTGTAGAAAATCAGATGAGCAATTTGCTATCTACCCAAAAAGATCTAAAGACTGGTGCGGTTAAGCAAAATAAAACTCAACAATTATTCTTAGATTTATTAAATCAGGCAAATATTACAGAGGCAGAAAAGGTAACAATTGCAAGTAAGATTACAAAAAATATTGCATTGACTGAAGATGAGTTACACATTCAAGCAAATATTTTAAGACAAATGCTTGCAGATACAGAAATGTTAAAGAAGGCTAGTCCAAACTTTGCTGCACAGGCAACAGCAACGATTGCTGCCTCTGATGCAAGAGCACAACTTGGTATGCCAGCACCAGCAGGAGTTGGCTCACGATCACAAATAGAAGTTGCACAATCTTTGGGTACACTAAGGGCGCAGTCTACCTATGTTCCAATGGCTAAAGCAGAAGTAGATGCACTAGTTAATGCAGTAAAGCAAGAAGCACAAACACAATCTCCATCAAGAAGAACTATTCCTGTAGGAGAAGACATTGCAAACGGCCTCATTGTAGGAATGCAAAGTAGAGAAAATGCTGTTAGGGATGCTGCAACAAGATTAGCAAATGAAACAGTAACTGCATCTGGATTGATTATTCCAGGAAGCGCAGCAGGTTCAGCCCCAAGACCTAGCACAAAGACTTTCTTAGGTATGCCTACAATGCCAAAGAAACCAACACTATTTAGTAAGGCAAGAGATAAATATTCTGCCCTATCAGATAAGATGGCGGGAACAAGAACAAGCATGCAGCCAATGATGAATAAGTTAAATGGCGTATCTATGGCATTAACTAGCGTTGGTATTGCTGCATCTATGATACCTGGACCATTTGGACAAATAGCACAAAAGGCTATGCCAGTAATTATGGGTATTCAAGGTTTGGCAATGGCACTACCAATGCTTATGACACCAATGGGTGCTGCTGTTGGTATTGTTGCTGCTGTTGCTGCAGGATTTATGTGGCTTAAGAAGAAGCAGGCAGAGTATACAAGACAACTCGAAGAGTCTGGAAAGAAAGAAGCAAGGGCAAGGTTTGGTAGCCTTTCAGCAATTCAAGAATATTCTAAACTTATAGGAGATAAGGCCACACCTGCAGAGAGATCATTCAATAGAGTTGGATCAGAAAAACTTATTAGTGCTGATAAGGCCAAGTATCAAAAGTTTATAGATCTTTATACAGCAAAGAACAGCGTTGCTGGTAAAGAGATTCAGGGCGCAAGCGTTGGAACTGTAGCAAAAGATGTAGCACAAAGAGCAGCAATCTTTGGTCTTGGTCCAAAAGACATCGCAGCAAACATTAAGGCTGCAGCAGAGGTTGCTGGAGTAAGTGAGATATCTCTAAAGGCACGAGTACAAGAACTGCTTGTTGGTAAAGATAATGTTGATATTACTAAAGAGCCACTAACAATTGAGGCTAGATTAAAGTATTTGTCTGGTGGTACAGATGATATTTTAACTAGCATTCAGTCACAAATCGATGGAATTTTAGGTGCTGCAAAAACAGTAACAAGTTATTCAAATAACAGAACAACTACAACTACAGCGTATGTAGACACTGCAACTGTTACTAAGAATAGAGCCTTTGCAACAGACGCATTGTCTATGGCAATTGAGCAACAAAGCCAGGCCGTAGCAATATTAAATGCACAATATGCAGACGGGGTTATTACACAGAAAGAATATAATGCTGCATACGCTACACAAATGGGTACATTTGAAAAGGTTAAAGCAGAGATTGATGCGCTTGTAATAGCCTTAGATAAGGTTGATCCAAGTGGTAAGGAATCTCAAAAGGTCTTAGAGGGGCTTGCAGATAATGTTTTAGCAACACTTCAAAAGACAAATAAAAAAGCAGCCAAGGTTCTTAAGGAGATTATTTTAAATCAATTACCTAAGAATATAAGAAGTCAAGTATTAATTTCTTATGCTAAGGGTGGTTTGTCTCCAGCAGAAATTATTCAACTAAATAATATTATGACTGAACTTGCTGCAAAGAAAGATATTACAGCAAGATATAACTTTGTTGCTAACCTTACAGGTATATCAAAGACACTAGATTTAATGATTAAGTTATCTCTTATTCAGGAAAAGTTAACTGCTGCTCAGGCTGCATATAACGATGCAGCAGCAAGAGGTGTAGAGGCTCGTGGCTTATCAAGATATGCAGCAGCAATTTCTAAGGTAAGACAAGAGGCTAATAAGTTACAAAAAGAATATGACGAGTCTACGAAGGTAACTCCAGATAAGAAGGGTGAAGATGGAAAGAAAGATCTTGGCGGAGATAGTTCTGGCAAAGACCCATATTCATTCTTAGAAGGTTTGTTACAGCAATTAAAGCAATTTAGAAAAGAATCAATAAATGCATCTGGCGGACTTTCAGAATTCTTGAAGGTACTAAAGACAGATATGACTGGCTTTACTGGAATGGACCAAATGCTTCGTGCAGCAGGTGCAACACAAGGCTTTATTGATATTGTTAATGGCCTAGACTCAACTCAACTAAAGACATTTGGTTCAAGACTATATTCAATTGGTAAAGATGGAAAGGTTGTTTTTGGAGATCTTGGAAATGCTATTCAAAGATTTACAAAAGAAGTAGAACTTGGTAAGTTTAATGATCAAATGCAACAGGTTGTAACTAGTGCAGATAATCAGTATAAGGCATATACAAAACTACGCACTGCTGGATTAAGTGCTTCACAAGCATTAGAACTTGTTAATGACGCAGGAATTGCAGCAGCAATTGCAGCCGAAGATGTTAATAGTGTTGACTTTAAAAAGTTTATTGATGGTGCAAAGAAGGCTCAAGGATCAACATTAGAGTTGGCCAAGGCACTTAAGGCTGCAAGATTTGAGGCAGAGCAGGATTCAGAAACTCAGGCAAATAAGATGGACGACTTCTTTGCCTACCAAGAAGCAACAATTAAGTTAGAAAAATATAAGCAGTTTGTTGAAAAGCAAGGTATGTCTCCTGCCGAATTTGAGCAAAACAGAATTAAGCCTAAAGAAAGAGAAGTAGAGGCAGCACAAGATGCAGTCGATGCTATTCAAGAGGAAATAAACAAAGAACAAGAATATATTGATCAATACAGTCGTGGCATAGAACTTATTACTAGACAAGAAGATACTATTAATGCTGAATATGATAAGCGTAATGAAGCCATCGATAATCAAATTAATGCCCTTGACAAGGTACAAGAACTTAATAGAAACATTGCAGAAAATCAAAAGAGACAAACTACTTTAGCAAGTGCTTTGAGCAGTGGAGATATTGCTGCTGCTGCACAAATTGCACAAGAGATGAGGGCCTCTGCTGCACAACAATCTATTGATTCTCAAAAGGCTGCTTTAAGCGAACAAAAGAATAGACTTGAACTTGAAAGAAAAGCAAAGTTAGCATCACTACAGGCTTCTGTCAATATCCTTGATGCCGAAGGCAAGACAGTAACAGTACTAAAGACCAAAGATGAACTACAGGCAATGATTATTGAAAAACAAGACAAGATTTATACTATTGAAAATACTACACTTAAATCAGCACAAGATATTGTTAAGACTAAGCAAGATGAATTAGCAACACTAAATACAATCATAACAACATATAACGATGATTTGTCGGCAGCACTGGTAAATATTAAGACAGAATCTGGATTAACAAAAGATGAATGGGATCTTATCAGTGCTGCTGTAACTGCTACAAATGATTATTTTGACACAATGATTGTTGACTTAGATGCAATTGCCACTGGAACATTAAGCATTAAAACTGCTTGGGATGCAGTAACAACAGCAATTAAGAATGCAAGTGCAGCATTAGCAGCATATAACTCGTCATCAGGAACATCAAGAATAACAGCAAAAACTCCTACTCCAACTCCTACCCCAACTCCAACTCCAACACCTACTCCTGGTCCAACATCTAATCCTAATCTTAATATTAATCCAGGTAATATTGATGAAACAAATGTTTTAGTAAAATCAGAAGTGGATAAATTCCTTCAGGCAGTTAGAGATCATGAAAAAACAGATTTAACACCAAGCAGCATTGCAAACAATATGGCTTCAAGTTTATTAGCAGATAAGGAAGCAACAGCAGCCCTAGGTGGAGTATCTGGCGTTATGTCATCTGCACGTTATACTGGCCAGGCTATTGCCTATGCAGCACAGCAGGCAGCAGCAGAAGCACAGGCTGCAGCATTACAAAGATTAAAGCAGGCAGAGGCTGCAACAAAGGCAGAAAGAATAGAGTCTTACTATAGATCAAGTGGTGGCTTTATTCCAAGAGGAACCGATACCGTACCTGCAATGTTAACTCCAGGTGAATTTGTAATGAGTAAATATGCAGTAAGTTCATACGGCTTAGAGAAGATGAAGGCTATAAATGCTGGTAACTATAACGGAGACAGCCTGTATAATTATAACCTAACAGTTAATGTTAAATCAGATGCTAATCCAAATGAGATAGCAAATACTGTTATGACACAACTTCGTCAGGTTGAGTCAAAGAGATTAAGAGGGGCTAAAATTTAATGTCAACTTCAAGTTATATGACAGGTAGAAAGAAATATGCTAGACCACAAGCAATGCTTTGGTCAGATAACTCTGGCACACTTGTAGATGGTCTTTATGTACCTAATGGATTAGAAGTTGGACAAGACCCTGGATCAGAAACCGACACATCTCTATATAATCAATTTTTAGTTTTATCTGATAATAACAGATCTCCGATTGACTTTACTCCCACACGACTTGAAAAAAGAGAAAGAATGATTAATGGAAGAATGAGATCTTATCATATTGCTGATAAGTTACAACTTAATGTTTCGTGGGATATGTTGCCATCTAGATCTTATTTTTCAGTGCCTGAGTTTAATGCCACAACTGGTATCTCACCACATGCCAATGACAATAATACTGAATACACAACTGATGGTGGAGCAGGAGGAGTAGAACTACTAGACTGGTATGAAAATCATCAGGGCCCATTCTGGGTTTATTTAGCATACGATAAATATTCTAACTTTGGAAAAGATTCAAATGCATATGCACATCTTAATCAATACAATCAACTTATTCAGATGTATTTTGCAAACTTTAATTATTCAGTTGTAAAAAGAGGAAGCAGTAACTTTGATTTCTGGAACATATCAGTTACTTTGGAAGAGGTATAATGTTTCAGAATGACGAATTAAAATCTCATCTAGAATCATCTAGTACAGTTAAAACACAGGCAGCAGTAATTGCTGAGTGGAATATGAATGTTGCTAATAATATTTTTAAGATAGGCAATTATAGATACAGACCAACAGATTCAGATGGCAGTAAATATAAAATTATTCCTAATACGTTTGATGTAAATGATATTGGAAACTTCTATACTAATGCAACAGACTCAGATGTAAGGGTTGACGGAGGCATTGATCCAGCAGATAATCAAGAACCATGGTTTTTGCTTGCACAAAATACAAAAAATAAAATGCTTTATTCTCTTGAAGATTGTTTTAAAAAATTTAGACCAAGATCTGGAATCAATAAGGCAACATATTTCCCAGGCAAAAGGCTGCACCATGCAAACCTTAACATGTCTAATAGACCAAGATACTACATGGCAGATAAAAACGATAAGTTTAAATACTGGACATCGTATAGAAAAGAAGAGGGTACAACAAGAGGAATTGCTAACTTATTAAATAATGGTCAATATTTTATTGATGATGCATGCCCATTTGTTGTATATAATAATCCAGTACCTGCAAATAGAATTGTTTTAAAGATGCAAACCAATGTCGGGTCTGTAGACCTTGGGCCGTTTTCAAATTCTGCTGGAACATTTTCAGATCATTTGTATGGTGATCTAAATAGAACAACTCCCTCAAAGTGGAGAGTACAATACCTAAAAGAAAATAACTGGGTAGACATTATTAGTTTTAACTCTTCTTCTAAAAGAAGTGATGGAACAGAGGTTATCAAGCACGACGGATATGTAGAGTTGGCCTACGGACTTAAAGTACCAAACAAATATAGAGACATTTTTATTAGAGCAGAAGAATACACAAATGAGTCTTTTCTACCAGACAAAGCAATTAATGGTTATGCATATCTTATCAAGGCAAATGATAGTGATTTAGGCGTATACCATATTTGGGTAGACAACGCATGGGAGACATTTAAGCCAGAATATGGGTGGTATCTAGAAGAAGAAACTGTTAATAGATTAACTAACTTTGTGACAGATCTAACAGATCCAGTCCATTTTATATCCTCAACAGACGGCAAACAAATTTTTAGAGAGTTTGAAAATATCAGGGGTATAAGAGTTGTAGTTGATACTATGAACAAAGTTAACTCTACATTTGATCTTATTGAGATCTCTCCCCGCCTAGTAGCCGATATCTCAGAAAAGGTTGTTTCTTTAAATATACAAAAAATAGCATCAGACCTTGGAACAAGTGGTTTGCCAGTAGGACAGTTGTTGGCTTCAGTTGGTAGCCTAACGTTGTTTGATTATGACGATGCGTTTAATGATAACAATACAACAAGTTTAGTTAATGATTATTTATCAAATAATATACAAATTAAGTTTTATGACATTATTGTAAATGTTAACGGATACGATTATTTGGTTCCGCTTAAAACCTTATACTCTGAAGGTTTCCCTAGTTACTCACCTATGGAAAGAAAAGTAACTCTTGAACTTAGAGATTTATATTTTTATTTTGAATCTATTAAAGCACCAGAAATGCTTGTAACAAATGTATCACTAAGTTATGCTGTATCCCTATTGTTGGACTCAGTTGGTTTTTCAAATTATTCTTTCAAAAGAATTGATAAAGAAAAAGAATTAATTATTCCATATTTTTATATTGCTCCAGACAAAACTGTTGCAGATGTTTTAAATGATTTAGCAATTTCTACCCAAACAGCAATGTTTTTTGATGAATATAATAACTTTGTTATGATGAGTAAAAATTATATGTTACCAGAAAATGAAGATAGATCTGTTGACTTTACGCTATATGGAACAAATGATTTTGTTGACACTGGAGTTATTGAAAATCAAAATACAAATATTAAGTTAACTAATATTATTGACATTGCATCAACAGATAAAAATGTATTTAATGATGGGAAAATTAACTATACCAACCGACATATTCAAAGGTCATATGGAAGTTTAAAGCAGGCAACCATGATTGATAATGATGCTGCTGCTAAAAATTGGATTTATAAGCCAGCACTACTTTGGGAAGTAACTGGAGAACAGTCGCTAAGATCTATTAATCAAGAAATGGCAAGTCAATCAACATATAGTTTATCTGCTATACCACTTAACTCAAACATTTCAGCATCTGTACCTTCTGTCATTAATCATAAACTTGTTAATAATATTATTGACCTTGGTGAGGCTGTTTATTGGCTAGGTAGACATTCAGGATATTTATATGCTAATGGAGAAATTATTAGGTTTGATGCGCTTCAGTATAATCTTCCAGGCGGAGAAAAAGTTGTTACGAGGGTTGATTCAAATGGCAAGGTAGATTACTCTACAGAGATAGTAGGTGCTGTAGGAAATGTTTGGATAAGCAGCAACCAAGAGTATCAATACTATATGTCTAAGTTGCCATTCAATGGAAAAATTTACCCTACAGGGCTTGTAAGAATTTATACTGAGCCTAAGTATGAAGAGATTAATGGCATAACCGTTATGAAGAATGGCGAGGTAGCAAGACATGGACGTGGACAGTTCTCGACGCCGATATTAGAACATAAGGCTGGCTTAGATAGTTACTGGTCTAATAACTCATATGTTCGTGGAATGACTATGCAGTCAAAACATTTATTTGGTTTGGTAGATGGAGATATTTTAAATAATGATAGCATTGCAACACTTTCACTATCAACTGGTGCAGCAGGAGTAAATAATACACGTGCACAAGAAAATACAAGAAGCGGAATTATTAAAAACTTTTTGTCTACATCTTATACAAATGAAGTTCAAAATAATACATTAAAGGCTACACAAACAGGCTCTGTGCAATCCTCAGCATTAGTAATGAGTGGGCCGTCATTTAGCACCACAGAAACACCAATCGACTTTATATCATATCAGTATAAAGCATTAGATAATAAGTTTAAGCATTTTGGTACAAGAATGCGAATTATTGGTAAAATTGAATCAAGCGACACAAGAGGACAGACTGCAATTAATTCAACCCCATATTATGTTTTGTCTGGATCTCAACCTAACCAAAGTTTAAATATTGGAGGAGGCTCTGGCGGTCTAGCAGTTATGGTTAATCCATCTACAAATGTTGGATATTATTTTGAGATTATTGCATTAACTGAAAGAAACGTAAGTGAATATTCTACGTCTGCAGATATTTTGCATAATGTTATATTTTATAAAATTTATTCAGACTCATCTGGGAAAGCAGTGCCAATTAAACTTTGGGGAGGACTTGCAAACATTATTGTCGATGACGGTAAGTTTACTGGACAGTATAGACTTGTTGGAGAAGAAAATCCTACCGTCTATGATCTTGCCGTGGAGTATCAAGATATTGGATCAACTCGTAGGTTCTATCTTTATATTAATAACAAATTAGTTGAGGTAGTAGACGATACAAAGCCACTTCCAATTTATAATAATATGGCACTATTTGTTCGTGGTGGAGCAAAGTGTATGTTTGAAAATATTTATGCCCTTACCAACAACTATAGTCAAAATACAGTCTTTGCCCTTGACACACCTATAGGGGCAGCATTTGGCGATGATGAAATAAATGCCAATGAGTCATTTAGAAAATATGCAATGAGCGGTGTAGTTCAAACAACATATCTTTCAGGGGTAAGCACAAATCAGCCTCCAAAATTTAACATTTATTTTGATGAATTTGGAACTATCATGAGAGAGGCAGCATACCTCAAGGTTAGGTACGATAAGGCCTATCCAGCCCTTTACGCCCAGTTATCACCGACTTTTAACAGAATTAAGGGGTATGTGGTCTCTGGCTTTAGAGCGGGCTCCTACGGGGCAGAATTCCTTATCTTTAACTCAACAGATACAATCTTAAATTTAGATGAGACGAGTGGAAATTATCTTAGAATTCAGGGCATAACATTTACCCAGCAGTCTACTAATGAATTAAGTGTTGATAACTATTTTGCTAAGAATAGTAATTTCTCAGATCCAGAAATTGATAAAAATGGTTTGATTGTTTCTCCGTTACGTTCTGAGCAAGACTATGACAAAATCAAAACAAGCAGACTTACCTACGGTAAAAAAGAGTTTGTGCTTGACCCACAATATTTACAAACAGAGGACGACGCCAAGGATCTGATGTCTTGGATAATTAAAAAGATAATGAAGCCTAGAAGAAATGTTGGCGTGTCAATTTTTAGTACGCCAATAATTCAACTTGGAGATATTGTCAATATTAACTATCAAAATGAACTCGGCAAAGATGTGATTGCTGCATCAGACTCAAAGTTTGTAGTATATAATATTGATTATTCTAGAAGCGTAGATGGTCCAGAAATGACCCTTTACCTGAGTGAGGTATAAAATGGCAAACGTTAACCCAACTCCTAACCTACCAAAAGTTGTTGTGCCAGATAAGGTTTTAGTAACAGATGTAAAGCCAGCAACACCAGATATCATTTTATTTGATAATGAGTCTGTCCCTATTGAGGTAATGACAGATTTAATTTTTGAAAATATAGGTGGTCAAGAACTAATTAATATTGTTAGATCAGATATTGTTAATGGACAAAATGTTATTTATCAGCCTATTAAAAATTTAAGCAACGTATATTTTCAGTATAACCCACAAAATATTTTAGGATTGCAAGATATTGATATTAATTATTTTAAAAAGTTTCCTATTAACTTTGCCAACAAAATCCCAGAATGTGGGACTGGCCCAGACTGCTCTATAGTCTATATTGATCCAGACACTGGAGATTTAGTCATTAATGTTATTAATATGGCCAGCGACGAGCAGGTAGAGGTTTCAATAATCTCAGACGGATCCATACTAGATGATACAATATACGGAGTGATACCATGATAACAAATACAGGCAAAAATATCTTAGCAAAATATCTCATAGGTCAGGCACCTGCTTATGCATCATACATTGCTGTGGGCTGCGGTGCCAAACCACTTGGAACCAATCAGGCATTTGGAGACTACTCTGACATAAAGGCATTAGACTTTGAAATGTTTCGTGTTCCAATTACATCACGAGGCTATGTAAATGACGACGGCACCAATAAAATTGTTTTAACAGCCGAACTACCAACAGATGAAAGATATGAGATTTCTGAAGTAGGAGTTTTCTCTGCTGGTGCAAACCCATCTGCTGGAGCATATGACAGTCGTTCTTTGTTTGCTTTTACTGTAAATGAAAACTGGGAATATCATACAGCAGAAACAGCAGTAGCGCTTCCAGTAATTTATGAACCGCTAGACGGCGTAGCAAATGATAACGTGATTAACCAAACAGATCTTGTCTTCCAAACAAACTCTGATAATAGATTATTTACAAATGCTGAACGCATTGCTAGATATGAACGTGCTAGATTTTTTAATAACATCGTTATGATGAGAGGAGATACATCCTCGCTAACTGTTTCTGGAACTAATCAGTTAGAAATTGGTACAAATACAAATCATATCCACTTACTTGGAACTGGTTTAGATTTTAACAAAAATGCCCCTACAGATCAAATTAAATTAGGATTTAGTATTATCAATAAAGATCCAGACCCTTCTATTGTTCCAGATGAAGTCAGAATATTATTAGAGTTTGCAGAAAGCGATCAGCCAGGCTCTGGAGAGTGGGCAAGATTTGAAGTAATCATGTCTGCTGATGATTATGATTTTGCCAATAACAGATATTATATAGTAACAAAAGAATTACAAGAGTTACACAAGAGCACAGGCTTTACATGGAACAATGTTAGTATTGTAAAAATATATTCAACGGTGATTAATGCTTCAGTACCTTCAGATGACTTTTATATTGGTCTAGATGCAATTCGTTTTGAGAATATTTCAACAACAAATCCAGTATACGGTTTGACTGGATATACAGTACTAAAAAATACTAATGCTGAAACTATTGTTAAGGCAGCAAATACAACCAACTATATTGAGTTTAGATTTGCTATGGATGTGCAATAATGCCTACCCCAGATCGTGGTATTAAAAAAATTATTATTCCAAAATCTAAACTGCCTGGATTTTTTGGAGACAATAGACAGTATGTTTTAAAGTATAGATTTATTTCTGAAGACAAAAATAGAACATCACACTGGTCCCCAACTTATAAAATTATAGCAGAAGATACGCCAAGTGAAATTTTAAATAGCATGATTATTGATACTTCAAATAGAGTTATTAATTTGGCGTGGCAACCACAAACAAACATAGAAGAGTATTACATATATATTAAGTGGAATAATGCTGGGTGGCAGTATTATAGTAAAACAAATCAAACAAACTATTCCATCGTATATTCAGCAGATAAAGAGTATGCACATATTGCAGTTCAAGTAAAGACTATCCCGCTAGAAAGGTTTGCAGACGCAATACTTTTTGAAAATGAGGGCAGTCTGATATAATTAGACAGGAGGAATAATGGCAAAAATACCACTACCAGAACTAGGGCAACCGCTTGATGTATCTTATATTTATCAGATAGCAAATGCTGTCAATGAAGTCGCAGTACAGGTCTCTCCAGCAATTTATAGGTACGTTACAGTAGACGTACAGAACGGTGTTCAGCAAAATGCTAAGGCGTCAGAAACACGATTTATTGGTGGATATGTAGACGTAGTAAAGAGTTCCAACCAGAGCGTTGGTAGTCAGCAACCATTTACCTATAACTTTCCTGCAGACTTTAAGTTTGTTCCAATTGTTACTGCAAGCCCAGTGAACATTGGTGGAACAGAAGCAGGTAAAAATGTGTCTGTTGTTTTAAAGTCAATAACAACTTCCAAGGTAGACGGTGTAGTTAATTTTAATTCTGGTGGAGATGTATCAATCGGTGTTAATCTTATTATCATCGGCATACCTAATTAATGATAAGTTGTAAAAAATGCTCAAGAAGAATGTTTGTGGACAGAGTGTTTACCTCAATGTCTCATTTAGAGACTTATTGCTTTTACTGTGGATCAAGAAAGTTTTTTCATCCGCCGTCTGATTCGGAGGAAGGTCGATGGCTGTTAAAAAAGGAAATAGAACGAGCGAAGACTATAATAACGCCCCTGTAATACCTGGAAATAAAAAAGTGTGGTTTCTTAATGGGGACCTAGTTCGGATTCATCATTATAACAAATCAAATGGCATTATGTCTGTTTATAATATTAACAAAGATAGAATTGAAAGTTGTTTAATTAATGATTTTAAAAATAAAAGAGAACGTGCTTATACTGTAGGAGAGACGGCTGATCTGGTTAATAGGCATAAAAAATATATGCCATCATTAATGAAGCGTGGCGTAATACCTTTCCCAACAGGATCACAAAAAGGTGGAGAGCGTGGATGGCAAGTACGCTCATACTATTCTGAATCACAGGTAAGAGATATTCGTGATATATTAGCAACCTATCATATAGGCAGACCAAGAAAAGATAATCTAATAACAAATGATATCACTCCCAGTAAGGCTGAGTTGACACGCAGAATGGGAGATGGTATACTGACATATACGAAGACTGAAGACGGTAGATTTATACCTATTTGGTCTGAATCAATATAAACGAAGGGTATGAAATGGAAGATACAAAAGTATCAGTAACACTTGGCTATACACTTAACCTTGGAAATTTTCAATCGTTAAGATTAGATTTAGGTGTAATCGATTCAAAGCGTGATGGAGAAAATACAGATCAGGCTTTTGAACGTGTATACAAGTTTGTTGAAGATAAACTTGCTCTCAAAATTTCAGAAGCAAAGGTCGAACTAGAAGAAGGCAACTAGTGTGACAGAAAAACAGCAGCGTATGGCTCTGTTGAGTAGGTTTGATAAACACTATAAGTTTAAACTAGGACAGAAGCCACAATACAATAAGTGGATTGAACAATGGTCTGCCGATGCCTTAATTGAGTCATATGGCTTAGATGTTTGTTATGAATTACTTGAGTATTATTTTGAGGTATCACAAAATCCTACATGGAATAATTTTGCTTATATGGCACATGATATACTAGAAGCAAAAGCACAATATCAAAAAGATTTAGAAGAAAGACAGAAGCGTAGACAAATGGCTAAGGAGTGGTTGAGTGAATAATACAGAATCAAAGTTGATTTCAGCCGTTCTTAAAGATAAGCAAGCACACGTTTTACTGCAAGCAAACGTTGAAAACATTCTCACAACGCATGTCGATGTTTGGCAGTTTATTAGAAAATACTATGAGGCTAATGCCACTGTTCCACCAACAGAACTAGTTGTAGAAAAGTTTAGAGACTTTGAACCCATAAGTGGAGTTGGTGCTACAAAGCATCACCTTGAAGAATTACAGGCAGAATATTTAACAAATAGCCTTAAGGATATTATTAGATCTGCAGCAACAGATGTTCAGGGTGGACAAGGATTAGATGCACTAGAATCTCTGATTACAAAGACTGCTGAACTTAGAAAAAACACAGCAGCCATTCGTGATATTGATGTAACAGATTTAGACTCTGCTGTTGCATATTTTGAAAACTTAAAGAAGCAACAGGAGGCTGGAGCACTAGGCATTAAAACTGGTCTTCCAGGATTTGACAACTACTTACCTTCTGGAATCATGCCAGGGCAGTTGGGAGTGTTCCTTGCATATCCAGGCATAGGAAAGTCATGGTTGTCTCTCTATTTCGCTGTACAGGCTTGGAAACAGGGTCGTAGCCCAATGATCATCAGTCTTGAAATGTCAGAGGTAGAGGTCCGTAATCGTGTGTTTGCAATTATGGGTGAAGGCCTATGGTCGCATAGAAAATTAAGTGCGGGACAAATCGAAATGGATATGCTTAAGGATTGGCATACAAAGAGTGTTAAGGGTAAGCCAGAGTTTCATATCATCTCTAATGATACTGGTGGAGATATCACTCCATTAGTCTTACGTGGAAAGATTGATCAATATAAGCCAGACTTTGTTATCGTTGACTACTTACAGTTGATGAGTCCAAACCAAAAGTCAGACAATGAAACAATCCGCATGAAGAATCTTTCTCGTGAATTAAAGTTGATGGCTATTGCTGAAGAGGTTCCAATTATTGCCATTTCATCTGCTACACCTGATGATGTTACAAAACTTGAAACCGTGCCAACTCTTGGTCAAACAGCCTGGTCACGTCAGATAGCCTACGATGCAGACTGGGTTTTAGCACTTGGTCGTGGAAACAATAGTGACATTATAGAATGTGTATTCCGTAAGAATCGCAATGGTTTTATGGGAGAATTCTTGGTTCAGGCTGATTTTGACAAAGGATACTACAGATATAAAGATTATGAAGATAAGTCAGTATAATATGCCACATGGAGTTATTTCATCACAAACCTATAAAAAGGTTTGGATTAGACGGGATCATCATTGATGACTCCGCTATCTATAGATTGCAGCAAGAATATACCAAACTCTTGGTATCTGAGATGCGACTATCAGGCTATGCTCCAAGACTTGACATTGATCCACACTTTACATTATCATACAACGAACAAAAAAATTACTTTGAATTTACATTAAGCGTATACGGAATATATATAGGGAGAAAAAGAGCAGAATGGATAATAGGGATAGACGGAATCAAACCAATATATACACAGCCAGCCAAGTTAAACGAGTACTCGCAGGGTCTGGCGTAACTGTAGAAAAAGAAGCAGAATCAGAATATATTGTTTTTTGTCCTTTTCATTCAAACCACCGCACCCCTGCTGCTGAAATAAATAAATACACTGGATTGTTTTTCTGTTTTTCATGTAGTAAGACTGCTGACCTTATTGAGTTGGTAATGCATTTTTCTAATAGGACATATTTTGAATCTATTAGATTTATTAAGAGCAAAGAAGTTGAAACTGATATTTTATCTGAAGTCAACAATAAGTTAGTAGATAAAGAAGAGTGGCCAGAGTTTGATGCTTCTATTGTTCAAAGACTACACGAGCAAGCCCTTGTTTCAGATAGAGCAAAAGAATATTTTATTAAACGTAAACTAACCAAAGACTCCGTAGTTAAATTTAAATTAGGGTATTCTGAAAACCAGGACATGATTACAATTCCAGTACAAAATCATGAAGGCTTGTGCGTTGGGTTCGTAGCAAGATCCGTTGAAGGTAAAGACTTTAAGAATACAACCAAACTTCCTAAATCAAAGTTATTATTTAATTTAAATAGAGTTAAGACGGCATCCAAGGTATACGTTGTAGAATCATCATTTGATGCCATAAGATTAGATCAGGTTGGCTTTCCTGCCGTTGCTACGCTGGGAGCCAACGTATCTTCTAAACAAATAGACTTGCTTCAAAAGTACTTCAGTGATATAATTGTTATTGCTGATAATGATGAGGCTGGCGGTAACATGAAAGACAGAATTGTTGAAAGACTGGGTGGAATTGTTACTGTAATTAATTTAGACAAACAATATAAAGACATAGGCGATATGGACGATAAGTCAATAAAAGAACTAGAATATCAGTTTGACAAATCAATAGTGTCTATGCTAAACTAGGATAAACAAAGGAGAAAACTATGAGCGTTATTAAGGGACTAAAAAATATCAATGCCCTGCTCGATAAGAAAACAGATGAAACTGGGCCAAAGGTTCGTTGGCTTAAGTTGGCTGATGGACAAGCAGTAAAGATTCGATTCATTGAAGAATTGGATGAAGACTCTGCAAACTATAATGAAAAGCGTGGTCTTGCACTTGTTGTAAAGGAACACACAAATCCAAAGGACTACAAGCGTAAGGCTGTAGATACTTTAGATACAGAAGGTCGTGACTGGGCTGAAGAAATGTACCGCAAAGATCCAAAGGGTAACAGTGGATGGCGTGGTCGTCTTCGTTTCTATTGCAACGTTCTAGTAGACGATGGCATTGAGGAAAAGCCTTATGTTGCTATTTGGTCTATGGGTGTTAGCAAGCAATCTTCATTTAACACTATTCGTGAGTATGCTCTTGAAACAGGAAGCATCTCAAACATCACCTGGAAGTTAAAGCGTAATGGTCAGGGTACTGAAACATCATACACTTTAATTCCTTCTGCTCCAGATAAGGAGCCATTCAATTGGGAAGGCATTGAGCCATATCCACTAGAGAAGGCATTGCGTCGTGTTCCATATGCTGAACAGGAAGCATTCTATCTTGGATTTGATTCACCTTCTGCTACTTCAGCGACGAATATCGACTGGTAGTAGATGAATTACGTACCATTACACTTACATACTCACTTCTCATTATTTGACGGTATTGGAATACCTTCTGAATATGTAGATCGTGCCGTTAAATTGGGTATGCCTGCAATAGCGATTACAGATCACGGTTCCCTTTCTGGACACAGAGAGATGTATCGTGTTGCAAAAGCAAATGGTATTAAGCCTATTCTTGGCATAGAAGGTTATATGTGTGAGGATCGCTTTGATAGAAGAGACAAAGAAGATCGCACTACCCCATTAGACATGGTGTACAACCATATAATTCTTCTAGCCAAGAATCAGGTAGGTTTAGAAAACCTAAACAAACTAAACGAACTTGCATGGACTGAAGGTTATTACAAAAAGCCTAGAATTGATTTTGAAATATTATCAAAATATAAAGAAGGCATTATTGTTTCGTCAGCATGCCCTAGTGGAATTATCGCTAAGTCAATCGAACTTGGCGAACTTGGCATGGCAAAGAAATATATCAAGTGGTTTAAAGAAGAGTTTGGCGACGACTATTATCTTGAAGTAATGCCACATAACGATGAGTCTATTAATCGCAATATTCTTTTACTTGCTGATGAGTTTAAGGTTAAGCCAATTGTTACTCCAGACTGCCACCATGTAGATCCGTCACAAAAAGAAATTCAAGAGTTAAAACTTATTCTAAATACCTACTCAAACAAAATTCAAAAAGACGCAACATACGATAAGTCTAAAAAACAGGGCAGTTTAATGAAACGCCTTGACTACCTATACGGTGAAGATAGACAAATGTCATTTAATAAGTTTGATATTCATCTACTTTCATATGAAGAGATTCAGGCTGCTATGGAGAAGCAAGCAGTATGGAGAACAGATATTTATGAAAATACAATTGATCTTGCAAATAAAATTGAAGACTATGATATCAAAGATAATTTAAATTTACTTCCAGTTCAATATAAAAATCCAGATAAACAACTAGAGGATTTGGCTCTCGCAGGTTTGGCTGAAAAGGGACTTGATACAAATCAAAAATATCTAGATAGACTTAATGAAGAGTTAACCGTCATTAAAGATAAAAAGTTTGGACCATACTTCCTTGTTGTTCAAAGCATGATTGCTTGGGCAAAGAAAGAAGGCATCATGGTTGGTCCTGGACGTGGTTCTGCAGCAGGATCATTGTTATGTTATGCTCTAGGCATTACAGATATTGATCCAATTCAACACGGACTACTCTTTTTCCGTTTTATTAATCCTGAACGTAATGACTTTCCAGATATTGATACTGATATTCAAGACTCTCGTCGTGATGAAGTCAAAGATTATCTTGTAAGACAATATAAGCATGTTGCTTCTATTGCTACATTCTTAGAATTTAAAGATAAAGGTGTGGTACGAGATGTTGCTCGTGCACTAAATATCCCGTTGGTAGATGTTAATAAGGTGTTAAAGTTGGTAGATACTTGGGATGAGTATTGCACCTCAAAAACAACTGCATGGTTTAGAGAGAAATATCCAGAGGTGGAACAATATGGGGAACAACTTCGTGGTCGTATTAGAGGTACTGGTATACACGCTGCTGGTGTTGTCACTAGCAAAAATCCTATTTTTAGGTACGCACCGTTGGAGACACGTAATTCTCCTGGTTCCGATGAGCGTATTCCTGTTGTGGCAGTTGATATGGAAGAAGCAGAAAAAATTGGTCTCATCAAAATCGACGCACTTGGACTTAAAACATTAAGTGTTATTAATGACACCATTAAAATAATTAAGGAACGAGAAGGCACTGAAATCGATTTGCTTAAGATCGATATGGAAGATCAAAAGGTATATCAGATGCTTTCTGAGGGATATACAAAGGGTGTGTTTCAATGTGAAGCAACCCCATATACAAATCTTCTTATTAAGATGGGTGTAAAAAATTTAGCAGAACTTTCTGCTTCAAACGCTTTGGTTCGTCCAGGTGCTATGAATACTATCGGAAAAGATTATATTGAGAGAAAGCACGGTAGACAGGCAGTAAACTATCTACATCAAACAATGAAGCCATTTACTGAAGAGACCTATGGATGTATCCTATATCAAGAACAGGTTATGCAGGCTTGCGTAGAACTAGGTGGAATGTCTTGGTCTGAGGCTGATAAGGTTCGTAAGATTATTGGTAAGAAAAAGGATGCGAGGGAGTTTGATGTATTTCGTGATAGGTTCGTTGATGGTGCTTCTAAGTATGTTAGCCCTAATCAGGCTCGTGATTTATGGCATGACTTTGAGGCGCATGCGGGTTATTCGTTCAACAAGTCTCATGCGGTTGCTTACTCTACGCTCTCGTATTGGACGGCGTGGCTAAAATATTATTATCCAATTGAGTTTATGTACTCGTTATTAAAAAATGAAAGGGACAAAGATGCGAGAACTGAATATCTTATTGAAGCGAAAAGAATGGGGATTAGCATTAAACTACCTCACATTAACGATTCGGATATTGATTTTAAAATTGAGGGTAAAGGTATTCGGTTTGGATTGTCGGGGATCAAGTTTATCTCTGATAAGATTGCAGAACGATATATATCGGCACGACCTTTTAAGTCTTTCGAGGAAGTTAAAACCTTTACATTTACAAAAGGTAATGGAGTCAACAGTAGAGCGTTAGAGGCATTAAGAATTATTGGTGCTGCAACATTTCCAGATAATCCAAGGAATGATGATGAAATTCGTGAAAATCTTTACGAGTACCTTGGCCTACCAGAATTTACCCAAACAGTTCCATCACATTTTCATGCTTTCATAAATCCAGTTGAAGAGTTTGAAGAAAAGGGATCCTTTATTTTAATGGGTATGGTTAAGGGTATTAAGCGTGGCAAGGGTTGGTCTCGTGTTGAGATTTTAGATAAAACAGGAAGCATAGGTGTATTTGATGAAGAACAAACTACAATTGAGGCTGGACGAAGTTATATTGCACTCTGTACTGATAATCGAATTGTGTCTGCTGTTCCTGTAGATGAAATCAAAGGGTCTGATTCTGCACTTATTAAGTTTTTAAACTATAGAATGCTTCCGTATAAAGACGAAGAGTTATTTGTGGTATCATTTAAACCAAGAATAACTAAAGCAGGTAAAAAAATGGCTTCACTAACTTTGGCAGATACATCTAGAGATCTACACTCTGTTACTGTATTTCCTACAGCATTTGCTAAAGCATATATGAAAATTGAAGAAGGTCATGCCTATAATTTTGAATTAGGCAAAACCAAAGAGGGAACTGTGATATTGGAGGACGTAAGTGTCAGTTAGCGTAGAAGATGTATTAAAACAATTAAATCCTAAGTTAAGAAAAAGTATATTGGTTGGAGATGAGGTTCCAAAAACAGAATATGCATCAACACCAAGTTTTGGACTTAACCGTGCTCTAAACGGAGGCTTGCCTTATGGAAGACAGGTTTTGGTTTGGGGTAGTAAGTCAAGCGCTAAATCTTCTTTATGTCTTCAAACCATAGCACTTGCACAGCAAGAAGGCAAGATCTGTGCATGGATTGATGCAGAAATGTCATACGATAAAGCATGGGCAGAAAAGTTGGGTGTAGATACATCTAAACTGATTGTTTCACAAGCAAGAACAATCAATGAAATGGTTGACGTCGGAGTTAATCTTATAGAGGCAGGAGTTGATATCATTGTTGTTGATTCGATTACTTCTCTGTTACCAGCGATATATTTCGAAAAGGATTCAGAGGAACTTAAGCAACTTGAAAACACAAAGCAAATTGGTGCAGAATCTCGTGATTTTAGCAACGCATGGAAAATGCTTAATTATGCTAACAATAAAGTTAAGCCTACTTTGCTTATCCTTATTAGCCAGTCTCGCAATAATATTAATGCTATGTATACTAGCCAGCAGCCTACAGGTGGTCAGGCTACTAAGTTTTATTCCTCGACTGTTGTTAAACTATTTTCGTCAGAATCAGATAATCAAGCATTGAAGGGAAAAATATATGTTGGTGACAAGGCTATTGAAGAAAAGGTTGGTAGAAAGGTTAGATGGGAACTCCAGTTTTCGAAAACTTCTCCTGCTTTTCAGTCTGGTGAATATGATTTCTATTTTAGAGGCGATTCTGTGGGCATTGATTCTATCGGTGATCTTTGTGACACTGCTGAATCACTTGGCATCATAAACAGAACTGGAGCATGGTATCAACTCGAAGACGGTACAAAGGTTCAGGGTAGAGAAGCATTTATAGCAAGAGTACGAGAGGATCTTGATCTTCAAACTATGATTAAGAATAAAATCAGTGAATAAATATTCTGTTTATGAGGGCAAGTTTCCTTGTAAGGTTTGTAAACAAGAAGTAAAAACAATAAGAGTGTATCTGTCCACTGGCATGGCAACCTGGATGTGTTCTGAAAAACATTTATCTGAAGTACAGTTATTTAAGGTCGGCTACGGAAAGAAAAAGGTTAATGAGCGAAAAGAACGAGAGTAAAAGGATTGGTGCCAAGCAGCACAAAAATTCTGGTAGAAATACCAAAAAGGGTGATGCAACATGGCAAAATTTTACAGTAGACTTTAAAGAAAACTCAAAATCTTTTACATTAAACCAAGATGTGTGGGCTAAGGCAGTCACAGACGCAATTAGAAATGGTAATGACCCAGCCATATTTGTTGTCTTGGGCGAGGGAAGCAAGAAGGTAAGGCTTGCTATAATAGAGTTAGAACTACTAGAACAGATGGTGAATAATGGAACAGAATAATACAACACTTGAGATGGTAAATGGTTTGTCAGAAATAGCAGAATATATGGAGGACGAGGAATTAACAACAGCCTTGACCTTTATTGCTAAGATTATTATCAAGCCAGACATCCCCATGAACGTGGCTACGGTAGAAATTGTAAGGCTACAGGCCATTGCAGCAAAGATGGCCTTCAAGGCAACATGGATGGCTAATGTGGACAAGTCAGACAGAGGAAAGAAGAATCTTTACTATACAGCAGCAGAATCAATTAATAACTTAGTGTCTGCTCTCAAATACATCACTCGCTGATATCTGATATACTTAGTACAAACAAAGGATAACAATGACAAAAAATTTATTAAAACAAGTTATGGTCAAAAAGACTGAAACAAAACGAGAAACTAGTGAAGACTATAGTTTTGCAGATGGGCTTATTGAAAAGATAGAATCTGGATATATGGTTCAAACTAAGCCAAGGTTTAGCAAAAAAAGTAATTTCTCAGCCTCTACACTAACATATAATCATGGAGAATGTCCAAGATATTGGTATCTTGCATTTGATGGTCAAGTACATCATGATAACTCAGATGCACACGGTGTAGCAAATAGAACCAATGGAACTTTAGGTCACGAAAGAATTCAGGGAGCAATCGAGGCTTCTGGTCTATTGGATACTACAATGGAAATGGATCCGCTTCCAAGAAAATATAATAAACAAACACATCCAGCAATGGAATTTAGAGTGAAAACAGAAGATCCTCCTTTTGATGGCTATGGCGATGTAATGCTTAATATTAATGATGAGCGTGTTGTTGGAGAAATTAAGACAATTTCTAATGAAGGATTTGAATATAAAAAGAATAGCAAAAAGCCTAAGATGGGACATCTTATGCAGTTGCTTATTTATATGAAGGTTTGGAAAGTTGGCAAGGGTGTACTGATTTATGAAAATAAAAATAATCATGAGTTGCTAACTTTACCAGTAGTAGTAAACGATCATTACCGTCGGTGGGTAGACCAGGCTTTTGATTGGATGAAAGAAGTATATAAAACTTGGAAAGATCAACAACTTCCACAGAAGCCATATAGATCTAATTCCAAGATATGCAAGAATTGTCCAATTCAAAAAGCATGTGCTGAAGCAGAGACAGGGGTAATTAAAATTAAACCTCTGGAGTTACTGCAAGATGAAGAATTGTAAATGGTGCGATCATCAATTTGAATCAAGTGTTTCTTATCAAATTTATTGTTCTGAAACATGTAGAGAAGACGCAACTAAAGAAAAAATAGCACAACGATATATACAAACTAGAAGACAAAAGCGTAAAGGCAAAAACAGAGTTTGCAGGCAGTGTGGAGAAAAACTGTCTATATATAATGATGAGCCATTATGTAATAAATGCAATGTAAATCCTCTAGATGTTAAAAAGGCATTAAAACAAATTAAAGGACTATCTAATGACAAAAGCAAACGAGGAAAGTAGATATTTACATAACACTCCATCTTCAATTCCTGGAGTTGTATGTTCTATTGATGCTAGTACAAATAATCTTGCCTTTGCAATATACTCATATAAAAAGTTAGACTGCTATGGAAAAATAAATTTTAATGGCAGAGATGTTTATGAAAAAATTATTGATGCTTGTAAAAAATCAAAAGCCTTGTTTGATTATTATAATTTAGTAGAAGCAGTTGTAATTGAACATACAGTTTTTATGAATAGTCCTAAAACTGCTGCAGATCTTGCCCTTATTCAAGGAGCAATCTTAGGTGGGGCTGGGTCATCTGGAATTAAGGTTATTGGCAAAGTTTCACCTATAACCTGGCAAAATTATTTAGGAAATAAAAGATTAACTAAAGAAGAACAGATTCAAATTAGATCTGTAAATCCTGGAAAATCAGATTCTTGGTATAAGTCATATGAAAGAGAGTTTAGAAAACAAAGGACTATAAAATTGCTTGATGTTATATATGATAAAAAAATAACAGATAATGACGTAGCAGATGCTTGCGGTATAGGCCACTGGGCTATTAACAACTGGCATAAGGCTGTAGGAGTTGACAAGGAGTAGTTATGGGTGCTAAACTATATACAAACGAAGCATGGCTTAAAAAAAGATACCATGTTGACAAGAAGTCTGCAGAAGAGATAGCAAAGGAATGTGGTGTAACTGTGGAAACCATTTATGTATATCTTGCTAAATTTAAGTTAAGAAAGTCAAAACGATAATGCGTAAAAATACATCACAAGAAGATTTTGTACTTAATATTTTAGACCAAAAGAAAAACGGATATTATGTTGAGTTGGGTGCATTTCATTCTGAGCAAGGCAGTAATACTTATAATTTAGAAAAAGATCATGACTGGAATGGTGTCTCTTTTGAGATTGTTCCAGAGTGGCATAAAGAGATTACAGAAAATAGAAAGAACCCTTGCGTGTTGGGTGATGCAACTAAATTTAATTATGTTAAATATTTTGAAGAAAATAATTTTCCAAAACAGATAGACTACTTACAGGTAGACATAGATGCTGGCTATGATAAGGCTGGTAGATCAGTTGGTAATCCAAACCTTTCCCTACTAGGCCTAATTGCCTTGCCATTAAATACCTATCGCTTTTCTATTATTACCTTTGAGCACGATGCACTTGTTGAGTTTAAAAATATATCAATGCGTGACACACAACGAGAAATTTTGCACTCTTTGGGCTATTCTTTGGTTAGAAGATACTATCACGAAGACTGGTGGGTAGACCCAAATGTGATACCATATGAAGTATATAAGAACTATTTTAGAGTGGAGGCTTTATGAAACTAGATCCTGTATTTCCAGATTCACAAAATTTTAAGTGTGAAGAGTTATACCTACTTACTGTAGGAACAGAGGCAGGAAAAGAAATCTGGCATTCATGTCATGAGATTGCACATATGTTAATAAAGAAGAATATTGCATACGGCAATTCAGCCCTTGAACCTGTTCGTATATTTTCAAAAGCGGGACCAAGAGAGCAATTGCATGTTCGTATTGATGATAAATTAAATAGACTTATGAAAGGAACTGATTATCCAGGAGACAATGATATCGACGATTTAATTGGGTATTTAGTTTTACTTAAGATAGCAAAGAATAAAGATTTAGGTGTGCAGGAGGATTATCAACTTGTCAACTGAAGAAGATTTAGTCAAGCACCTTGATGAGATAAATGTTGTTGTCAGCGAATATCTTAAGGGTAATGATGCAACAAAAATTTCTAAAGATTTATCTATTCCTAGAAATCGTGTTGTACAGCATATTAATGAATGGAAGGTCATGGCTTCTGCCAACGACGCTATCCGTGCACGTGCCAAAGAAGCACTTGCTGTTGCAGACACTCACTATAATAAATTAATTTCAAAATCATATGAAGTTATCGATGAGGCTTCTTTAACAAATAACCTAGGTGCAAAAACTCAAGCCATTAAGTTGGTTATGGATATTGAGTCTAAAAGAATTGATATGCTTCAAAAAGCAGGCTTGTTAGAAAATAAAGAACTTGCTGAAGAGATGATTCAGATTGAAAAGAAACAGGAAGTTCTTATGGCTATTCTTCGTGATATTGCATCAGAGTATCCTGAAATTAGAGATGAGATTATGAGGCGACTGTCTGAAATCTCAAAAAGAGATGAAGTGATAACAATTGTCCACGATGTTTGATGATTTTCTTGAGGCATTAAAAGATAATCATTTTGAAGAAACACCTGTAGATGCTAAAACATTTGTTGAATCTCCAGACTATTTAGGACAGCCAGGACTTTCTACAATTCAATATGACATTGTAGAGGCTATGAGTCAAATATATCGTAAAGAAGATCTTCAGCAGATTATGGGTGAAGAAGAAGGAGCAAGATATTTTGAAAAATATACAAAAAATGAAATTATCCTCCAACTTGGCAAGGGTAGTGGAAAAGATTTTACTTCTACTGTTGCTTGTGCTTACATTGTGTATAAGTTATTATGCCTTAAGGACCCAGCAAGATATTTCGGTAAGCCCAGTGGCGATGCCATAGACCTTATTAACGTTGCTATTAACGCTCAACAGGCCAAGAATGTTTTCTTTAAAGGATTCAAAACTAAGATTGAAAAGTCTCCATGGTTTGCTGGAAAGTATGAAGCAAAGGTAGACTCAATTGGTTTTGATAAATCAATTACAGTTTACTCTGGTCACTCTGAAAGAGAATCTCACGAGGGATTGAACCTTTTGCTTGCAGTTCTTGATGAGATCTCTGGCTTTGCATCAGAGGTAGCAACAGGTAATGAGCAAGGAAAGACTGCTGATAACATCTATAAAGCCTTCCGTGGTTCTGTAGATTCTCGTTTCCCAGATCTTGGTAAAGTAGTTCTTCTTTCTTTCCCACGCTATAACGGTGACTTTATTTCTGAGCGGTATGACGCAGTAATTGCTGAAAAAGAAGTAGTAAATAAGACACATAGGTTTATTGTTAATCCATTGTTGCCAGAAGATGACAAAGATAACTGGTTTGATATTTCTTGGGATGAAGACCACATAAAATCTTACAAGTATCCTGGAGTTTTTGCAATTAAACGACCAACATGGGAAGTAAATCCTACTAGAAAGATTGATGATTTTAAGATTGCTTTTATGACAGACCTTGGCGACGCCATGATGCGTTTTGCTTGTGTACCAACATTTGCATCAGATGCATTTTTTAAGCAGGCAGATAAAGTAAGATCATGTATGAGTATTAGAAATCCCTTAGATACCTTTAGAAGATTTGAAGAAAATTTTGTACCTGACCCAGAAAAAATATATTTTGTTCATGCTGACCTTGCACAAAAACATGACAAGTGTGCTGTTGCAATTGCACATGTTGAGAAGTGGGTTAATGTTCAGGTAATCAAAGATTACGAACAAATATCACCTATCGTTGTAGTAGATGCAGTAGCATGGTGGGAACCAAAGGTAGAGGGTCCAGTTAATTTATCAGAGGTAAAGCAATGGATTCAAAATCTTAGAAGGCTTGGATTTAACATAGGGCTAGTAACCTTTGACCGTTGGCAATCATTTGATATTCAAAATGAATTGCAGGCTGTGGGAATGAGAACGGAGACAGTCTCAGTAGCCAAGAAACATTATGAGGATATGGCAATGTTGGTTTATGAGGAAAGACTTATAATGCCAGCAATCGAACTTTTATTTGAAGAATTGACAGAACTTAAAATTATGAAAAATGACAAGGTAGATCACCCACGCAAAAAATCTAAAGACTTGGCGGATGCCGTATGTGGATCCATCTTTGGAGCCATTTCTCATACCCCTAAAAATCAAAACCTTGAGGTAGAGGTCCATACTTTCAGGGATAGACCTAAACAAATTGACACATTACCTGCTAATGTGATACAATATAAACCTAGCCAAATAGAAGAAATAAACAACTTCTTGGATAGAATAAAAACAATATAAACAATGAATACGAGGAGAATAATGAATTCATTTAAGAAAATCGCTCTAGCCGTGGTTGCAGCCATGACTACCGCAACAATCGTGGCTTCGCCTGCAAGCGCAGCCGTAATGACAGTCGCTGTATCACTTGACGGAACTGCTAATACAACAGCATCTGCAATTGCTACACCTGCTTCATTGCCAGTCCCAGCAGACAACACAATCGATGCTGCTGATGCACTAAAGTTTGTTGCAACAGTTGATACAGGAACAAACGTTTCAGTATCAGCAACTAACGCAACAATTGTTTCTGCATTGCACACATCTGCTGCACCAGTATCTGCATCATCAGGATCATCATCTTTGACAATTGCAACTGGAACAGGAACAACCGCAACATTTTATGTCTACACAAAGACAACAGCAATTGGTACAGTTGCTATTACAAACGGTGGAACAACACTAACTTATTATGTACAGGGAACTGCAGGAAAGATTAATACTCTTGCACTTTCATCTGCTGATGCTGGAACAACTTCAAGCGTTGTAACTGCAACAGTAACCGCAACAGACGTATTTGGTAACAAGGTATCAGGTAAGGGTCTAACAGCACTCGTTGTTGGTGGAACTCTTGATACAACTACTGCTACAACTGGTGCAACCCTAACCAACTTTGGTCAGGCAGATTTTAAGGTAACGCTTCCAACAACAGGTTCTTCAACACTTGTTGTATCTGTTACTAACTCATCTGATATTGCTTCTGTTGTTACAGGATTCAACACAGTAACCTCAAGCGTAGTTAAGACAATCTCAGTTCGTGATCTATTGTCTGAACTTGCAGCACAGAAGGCTATTGCAGATGCAGCAGTTGCTGCTAAGGCTGTAGCAGATGCTGCACTTGCTGCTGAGAAGGTTGCTTCTGCAAAGGCTCTTGCTGATGCAAAGTTGGCTTCCGATACAGAACTAGTTGCAGTTAAGGCTGAACTTGCTAAGGTAAAGGCTGATTCTGTAACTGCAACACTTGCTACTAATGCAGCGCTTGCTGCTAAGGATGCAGAAATTGCTAAGTTGAAGGCAGATAATGCTGCTACTCTTGCTGCAATCAAGAAGGCATTCAATGCACTCGCTGTAAAGTGGAATGCAAAGAATCCAAAGGCTAAGGTTACTTTACTTAAGTAGTCAATCCAACAACTGGGGGAGTGGGGAAACCTGCTCCCCTTTTTGTATGGTAAAATGATATTATGATAAATTACGACTTAAAAGATTTTTTACATATTGTTAGAGATTCTAACAAAAACTTTAAACCATATATATTTAAAAACTTTATAAACGAAGAGCACCTGCCGTCTTGGTTTGATTTTTTAAACTGTATTTATCAAGAATGGCAAGAGCCTACTAATATGGCACTAGCCCAAGAAGTTGCTCGAAATAAAGAAACATTAAATGGAACAGTAATAGTTGGTGCTGATTTATATATCAATGCTTTAGGCGGTGCAGATGATAAATATGAAAGGTTTGAAAAGCATTTTCCGATCATCTTTGATATGATTGAAACTATTAATAGAAAAACAACATTTAATCTCGCATTATCTGGCCCTAAAATATGTGTAGGTCCATATAAAAATTTAAGCCATAAAGATGATTGGGCAGCGTTTTCATTACAGTGCCAAGGTCAAACCACATGGGTATTTTCAGACACCTCATTAATGGAACCAGAACCACCCACATATAAAGAAGTTATTGAAATGAATCCAGGTGACTTTGTGTTCTTTCCTAAAGGCATGTATCATCAAATAGAAGTGACTGCTCCACGAGCCTCCTTGCAATTCAATACAAACTTTATTTAATAAAATGGTATAATGATGCTGACTGTACGGAGGCAGAAAGGATCATTAACAAATTAACCAGACTACTAGCATCAATAACCTTAGCCTTCAGTTGGCTTCTAATAGCCCCTACAGACGCTCATTCTGATGACCCCTTAGTAGTTGCTGCCCAAGAACTAGAAGACCTTAAAGACAGCGTAGAGGATCTTAACTATAAAGACGAATTCAATAATCTTATAGGTATAGCAGAAAATAAATATAATTATGCTGTTCAAGCAAAACAAAATATGGACAGCGCCTTGCTTGCATATGATGATGCGGTTACTGCAAAATCCACGGCAGTTCAAGAAAAGAACTTAGCCCAGTCAGCAGTAGATGCACAAACACTTACAGTTGCTATAGCCCTAACAGATAAAAATAATGCTCAGGATGCCCTTGATGTGGCAAACCTAAATGTACAGACAACACAGGCCAATATGCAGTCAGCCAGTGGTCAGGGGCTTTCATATACTGTTTATAATTTGGTAAGGACATGGCCAAGCATAGCAACACCAGACTCAGTGATTTGTTCTGGTACATGGAATTCAAATTCAATGCAATTGCCAGTTTGTGGAAACAGATATGAAAATATTGTTGTAAAGTTTACTGGAACTATTACAGTTCCTTCACATTGGACATCAACTTATTTTGCAGGTTATACAGATGATGGTTTTAAAATGTACGTTAATGGACAACTTGCTATTAACAACTGGGTAGAGCAAGGAGTTAGATGGAGTGCATATTCTCCAGTATATGATGTTAGTCAAGATAAAACTTTAGATGTAGAAATATGGTGGTATAACGGTGGAGGTCCAGGATCTTATCATCTTGGATGGGCAATTCCTGGAGGTTGGACTGGTGCTGGATGTGATTATACTGGTGGATGGGGAGTAGGCTTTAGTTGTAATTTAAACACATTCTCTTCAGGTGCAGTTGCAAATCAGTCGCAAATAGATGCTTATAACGAAGCACTTGCAACAAGAGACTCAGCACAAAATCTTTATAATAATAAATTATCTGCGTATAATCAAGCAGTTCAAAACCTCACAACATTACAACAAAACCTAACAACTGCAGAGCAAAACCTAACAACTGCAGAAGAAAACCTCACAACTTCTTTATCTGCAAAAAATAATACAATCTCAGCATATAATCAATCAATAACTGATATGAATAATGCAATACAGGATGCCTGGGATTATTATGAAGAACAGAAAGAAAGAGAAATACAAATTGCTATTGCTCAAGCAGCAGCCAACGCTGCAGCAAATCAACCAACGCCAGAGCCTACAATAATTGCAACACCAGAGTCAAGCCCAGAGCCAAGTCCAGAGCCTTCGGTTGAGCCTACTATTGATCCTACACCAGAACCAAGTTCAGAACCTACACCTGAACCAACTGTAGAGCCAACAAAAGATCCAGAACCTGAACCTACTACAGAGCCTACTGCTGAACCAACAGAAGAACCTACACCTGAACCAACACCTGGACCAGAACCAACGGTAGAACCAACGCCTGCACCTGAAGAAAAACCAGTAATTAAAGATGAAGAATTGGCAGCATTGGTACCTGAAAAAGGAACGGGAACAACAGAAGATTTATCTGGAGTTATTGCTAACCTTACAAGTAAAGATAATAAATTAGTTACACTAACACCAGAACAAGTAGCAGCAGTTAGCCAAACTCTTAAGGCTTTAACTACAGAGGCTAAGGCTGAAGTTGCACAGGAATTAGGTATTAAATCATCTGAAGTTGAAAAGATTGCTGAGGCTATGAAATCTGATCCTGCCATTGCTACCGCATTTGTTGAGTTTAAAGATAGAGCAAAAGAAGCAGGGGATGCGGCAATGCCATACACACTGGCAGACGCTATTACAGAAGTACAAACAGAAGCATTTTTAGCAGATCCACTTGGAACATTATTAGATATAGATTTAGGTAAAGTTTTAAACCCTACAGAATGGGGTAAAGATATGACAGATGACCAAAGAGAGAAAGTTCAAGAGGTTGTTGTCCCTGTTATTTTGGTAGGAAACATTGTTGGTTCAGTTATGTCACTAAGGAGGTTATAATATGAACATGATTAAGAATATAGTTAAAGGACTCTTGAAGTGGTTCAAGGCTGCAGTTATTGAAAGTATAGCCCAGATCTTCACCATACTTGGTTTCTTCATTGCTTGGCTTACCCTTACAGGTACAGCACAGCAGGTAGTTGGTATAGCGACCCTAATATCAATTGCTCTTTGGCTTATAACAATTCCACTAAGAGAAGAAAAGGAGTAAAAAATGAAAGATAAAGTTATTTTTACACTATCTGTAATGGTAGGACTTGCCATTATTACTGCCATTGTTGGAGATTATGTTACTGCTGCCCTTGAGACTCAAAAGACAGGTGAGCCAGTAGAGGTCTCAGCAGAAGTCATGACCCTTGTTCAAACCGCCCTTGGTGGTCTAATTGGTATTATTGGTGGATATTTTGGGGCCAAAGGCTCTAAAAAAGATGACGAATAAATTGGTATAATGCTGTTATGAAAATTCGTCATACCGCTTTATCGTGTATACTTGTATTAAGTCTTGCTGGCTGCGGGTATCAAGGTGGATATCGCTATCCTTGTCAAGACCCAGCAAATTGGGAAGCAAAGGAATGCAATCCTCCAATATGCGAACCGTCTGGATCTTGTTCAAGAGATCTAGTAGGTAAGACAGTATGGGAAGAATATCAGAACGGAAAAAACAATGGCTAAACAAAGATTAACACCTGCAGAACTAGATGCTAGATTAAAGTTTATATTAGGCTGCACATTAGGTGGAATTTTATTATTTACAGCGCTAGGAATTTTATATGGTTTGTTGTTTGTTACACAACCAGTTGGAGCACAATCAGAAAATGATAAGATGTTCTTCAACGTTCTTGGATCTGTAGCAACATTTATTACAGGAACATTAGCAGGTTTATTAATTGGACAGTCTGGTGCCAAAGATGTAATGGCAGCACAACTATCTAATAAAGAGATGGATGCTAAGAATACACAAGCAGACAAGAAACTTGAATCAGAACTAGCAATCAATGAATTAAAGGCTGATGTAGAGGCAGATGCAGTTAGAGCACGATTGGAAGCAAAACCAGACGGTGCAATGCCAGCAGAGCAGCCTGTTGATACAGATTGGGATAAGGATTAATTATGGCACAAGATGATTTTCCAGTACCAGCAGAGACAGCAAAGGCTCCAGCAGGAACAGCAGCACGTTTAATTCAAGTTGCTAAATCTCAAGTAGGATATATTGAAGGCCCTAAAGACAATGAAACAAAGTATGGAGCATATACTAAGGCTAACTTTCAGCCTTGGTGTGGTTCTTTTGTAAACTGGTGTGCAAATGAAGCAGGAGTAAAGGTTCCAAATACTGTTTATACTCCAGGTGGGGCAGCAGCATTTAAGAAGGCTAACTCGTGGATTGATGGAGATCTTGCAGATCCAGAGCCAGGAGATATCGCCTATTTTGATTTCCCCTCAGATGGCGTCGATAGAATTTCTCACGTTGGAATTGTTATTGAAGATAACGAAGACGGAACTGTTTGGTGCATTGAAGGTAATACAACTGGAGATGGTAAAAAGGGAAGTCAAAGAAATGGTGGAGAAGCCTGCAAGAAACTTCGTGCTTATAAGAAAAACAAAGCAGGAGTACAGGTTTCAATTGTAGGATTTGGTAGACCTAAGTTTAAGGCATCTACTGCAAAACCAACAGAGCCAGCGAAGGCTGCAGCGCCTACAACAAAGTCTGCTAAGAAACCTAAAACTTGCCCAGCATGTAAACAAGAAATTTTATAGATAGGATATTTATGGAAGTTCATAAACTAGAAGATCAAATAGTTTATTTTACACAAGCAATTGAAAACCCTCAAGCATTATTAGATGCATTAGATGTTGCTCAAAATGATGAATCTGTTCACGATGTAATTACTCCATGGGTAGATTGGGTTTCTGGAGACGGAGATCATATCTATGGCAAAAGACGATTTGTTAAAGGTAGTAGCAATCCATTAAGGCCAGGGAATAGCGAATATATTATTGAAACTATTTCTGATGCCATGAAGAAAACTGCTACAGAGTATGCAAAGATTTTAAACATTTCAGATGCTCATGTAGATTTTGGCAAAGATTTTGTGATTAATGAATATGCTACCCATGAAGACATGGGCCCACACGTAGACTGGAATGAACAAAATCCAGATTTAGAATATTCTTTTGTTGTTTATTTAAATGATAATTACGTTGGTGGAGAAATATATTGGGAAAATCAAGGGGTTCAAATTAAACCAGAAGCAGGCAGCATTGTATTATTCCCATCTAAAGTGCCATATTTTCACGGTGTCACCTCAGTAACAGAAGGAAATAAAATCTTTATACCACATTATTGGAAAAATCTTGCCAGATAGAATTGACAGATTTTTCGTTGAATGCTATACTAATTAATAAAGATAGAGAGGTGTGCAATGACCTGTATTGCTGTTGTTCGTGATAGTTCAACAAGTAAAATCTGGATGGCTGGAGATCGTGGTGCCTCTGACGATGGCACGATCTTAGCACTTGATGCACCCAAAGTCTGGAAGATTGGTCCATATCTAATTGGATATGCAGGAGCCATGGACGGAGAAAGAATCCGTTATAACTTTAAACCAACTGCACCTACTATTAAAGATACAGATAAGTTTATGCAAACTAAATTTGTCAAAGAACTAAGAGATTTTTATAATGAGTTCTGGGTAGACACATCTAAAGATGGAGACCTTGGCTTGATCATCGCTGTTCGTGGAGAAATCTATGAGCATAGTTCTGCTGATATGTCTTTATCTAAATATACACTACCGTATCTTGCAATGGGGTCAGGAGCAGAGTATGCCTATGGCGCTTTGTATGCAACTGATAAACAAAAAAATGCAAGAAATCGTGTGCATTCTGCTGTAAGTGCAGCAATTAAATTTAGCCCGTCCTGTATGGGGCCAATTGACATTGTAAGTATTTAAGGGTATACTAAAGATATGAATCATATGGGTATGGAAGACTTGTCTCCAGAGGAGCAAGAGTTTGGTATTTGGTTGCAAAACGGTATCGAAAGAGGCTGGATCAGCGATCCTTATTGTCACACACATGACGGTGGCTATGAGTATATGAGTGAAGAAGAAATAGAAGAATGGGAAGCAGGAGGCGACCCATGCGAACACGTTGTAAGAATATTCATCTAACAAAAAGGAAAAAAATGAAAAAACTACTAATAACACTACTATCAATTACAACTATTTTTGCACCACTTCAGGTTGCACAAGCAGCAGATGAGCCAGTCATTGCTATTATTGACACAGCAATTGATTCAAAGAAGGTTACTTCTGTAATCTATGAAGCATGCTTTACGCAGAATAGATCTTGTCCAAATAAAACAAATTTTATGGAAGGTTCAGGATCAGCAAATTCAAATCTTTGGCCAACCTCTATGCTTAATGCAACATATCATGGACATCATATGGTAAGTGCAGCATTACAAACTAATCCAAATATGAAGGTTGTTTTTGTACGAATTGCAAATATTACTGATGCTGGTAATTCAACTAACACTCCACAGGCTCTATCTCAGGCTATTGATTGGGTGTCAAAAAATGCTTCACGATTTAGTGTAGACGCAGTTTCTATTAGTCAGTCAAGTATTTCTGCTAATAATCTAAAGTCATGTACAACAGATTCTGTTGTAATTAATGGAATTACATCACTAAATAATCAAAACATTCCATCATTTATTGCAACTGGAAATGATGGTAAGAAGGATCTAGTTGGATTTCCGTCTTGTGTTAATGGGGCTATTGGTGTAGGAGCAGCAACACCTAGTGGAATTATTGCGCCACTAACAAATAGCGGTCCAGGGCTAGACGTATTGTCAGTTGCAAGTATGGATATTGTTCGATACAACGGTACAACAGCCACAATTACTGGCACTTCTTTATCAACTGTTGTTGCAGCGTCTTTATATGTTAAAAACAAAACAACAAATGTACTAGATTTTATTTCTCAATTTAGTAAAATATTAACATATCCTTTTATTAGATAATTAACTGTCCTAGGCATGACTAAAAACTGCCTTTCAATGCTATAATATATTATGGAGGTAATTATGGAATCAACAAAAAGAACACTGCTCAAAACCCTTAGTTGGGAAACGTTTCACCTTGTAGGCGTGGCTGGTATTATTTCTCTTGTAACATGGAAGATTACTGGTGAGGTAGATTATGAATACGCAAGCCTTGGTGCATTAGGTTATATTGCCTGGGAAGCACTTGGATATTTTATACACGAAAGAGTTTGGGCTAAGTTTGGAAAAGGAGTTAAGTAATGCGTATTAAGATCATTAGATTTGTCGTTAAGTTGCTTGGTTATGAATGGTCTGGCGATAATGTCAATCTTCCAGTATGGCAGGTTAAGGCTAAAAAGAAGAAGAAATAATGCCAACATACGAGTACGACTGTATGGCATGTGCCAAACGATATAACAAAGTAAGATCTATGTCAGAAAATGATCCAGGGTATGAATGTGATGCTTGCAATAAGCCATTAGTTCGTGTATACTCTAATGTAGGAGTCACATTCAATGGCTCTGGATTTTATCAAACAGACAATAAGAAGGTATAATATGTTTAGTATGCTAGAAGAAAAAGAAAATACACAGGTATGGCTGCTTGATGCAACAGATCGTTGTGATCGTTGCGGAGCACAGGCATACGTAAAGGTTATTGGCAATACTGGAGAACTATTATTTTGTGCACATCACTATAATGCTGCTATGGATAATGCTATTGGGTATGATGCTATGATGAAATTTATGATAGAGATAGTTGACGAAAGAGATCGTCTTAAAGAAAGTAAAAATTAATGTATGAATATTATGTAAGAAAAGTAGAGGGCGTAGTAGATGGAGACACTATTGACGTTCTTATTGATTTAGGGTTTGATATCCTCTTCGCATCTCGTGTAAGATTGGCTGGTATTGATACCCCTGAATCACGCACAAAGGATCTTAATGAGAAGGCCCTTGGTTTAGAGGCTAAAGAATATCTCAAGAAGCAACTTAAGGATGCAAAGTCTGTTGTTATTAAAACTGAGAAAATGGATTCATCTGAAAAATATGGTCGCATTCTTGGTTGGATTTACGTCGATAATAATACAGTATCTTTAAATGATCAAATGATTGAAGATGGATATGCATGGGGATATCTTGGGGATACCAAGGTAAAAGATTTTAATGCATTGGCTAAACAAAGAGAAATTGCTAAAAAGAAAGCAAAGTAAATGGATGCAAGAACCAGTTCACTTATTGAACATTTAATTTTGCAAGGCGGTATTGAAATATCAGATATTGATTTAAGTACTGGCGAAACATATTATAAAGTAAACGATAAGTTACAGGAAATTGCTCCAACAATGTATAAAGAGTTGGAAGATCAATTTAGTCATCACCTTTTTGTCTTGGGTCAAATCGGCCCTAAAGCGATGACTTGGAGAATAAGAGGATAATATGGAGATAGACGATTTAATATCAAGCGGTGCACTAGAAGTAGTTGGCGTAGACGAATCTGGAGAAATTTTATATAATTTTACAGAGAAACTTGGGGATCTTTACCCAGAGTTGCAGTCAGCAGTAAACAGTTTGTTCTCAATGCAGATGATGCAGTTGTGGGAACTTAATATGGTTTCTATGGATGTCACTGAAGAAAATCCAATCGTTACGTTAACTGACAAGGCTTTTGACGAGGAACTTATTAAGTCTCTTGACGAAGATCTTTTACATACCCTAAATGAGGCTAAGAGAACTCTTTTAAGATAGTAGTATAATTAATCATGGTGATGCTATGAAATATTTAATAGGTTATCTGTCTGCACTTTTGTTATTTTATGGAATAACAAAACTACAAGAAACCTTTAATATTTTTGGTCAATTTAGGACAAGGCAGTTTAAGCCTAGCCAAAGCCATAAGCATCAAATAAATCACGTGCTTAATCTCCATGATAAACTTACAAAGCCAGAAAAACAAACTCAGTCCAAGATACACAGTTCTAAGACAAATATCAGGGTCATAGTTATGGAAGATCAAGCCTACTGGATCAAGGATAATATTTTTTATACCGCAGACGTTATGGGCGATGGTGTTGACAAAGATACTACCAGAAGAGTTGACACAATGGTCATGAATAAGGTACAATTGGATAAGATGATGTTTATTATAGATAGATTACGAGAAGGGAATTCTAATGATAGTGGGAGTACAAGGAACTAGTGGTTTTAATGACTACAAGGTTTTTCTCCGTGCTATGGGTGTTGCTCTTTCCACAATGCCAGACAGTGATGAGTATTTCTACATCTACACTGCTGGCCCAGCAAATATAAACTCTATGGTTATGGAGTTTGTAAACGTTTCTGAAAAGGGAATGAAGTCACGTGGTAAGAAGATTAAGATGTATAAGGTTGCTCCAGAGTGGATTTCTGAAAACATTTCTGATTTCAACTATTTTACTTACTTATCAAATCCAGGTGAAAGATACTCTAAGTTAGTATCAGAGGCAAAATTAAATAATATTGAAGTTGGAACATTTAGTTACTAGGAGAAAAATGATAGTCAAAACACTAGAAGAGATGGAAAGTATCGTTGCAAAAAATAGAAGTCTGGTTTGGGATGGGTGGACAGTTGTCAATCGATATAAATCAGACAAGGCTAAGACTTCTAAGTATGGCATTTACTTTAAAGGTAATTGGTATATGACAAAAAGGTTTGAGCCTAACAGAGATGGCTGGCATATTCCAGAGGGGCTCGTATCGGGATATGCACAAACTTAAATGGAAAGATCAAGCGTCTTGTTTAGATTATGATACTAACTTATTCTTTGATAAATATGAAGAAGAAGAGTTATTAAGGCCAGCAATAGATTCTGTTTGTTTTAATTGTTCTGTCATGAAAACATGCTTTGCTGTTGGTGTTTCAAGTAAAGAGTATGGGGTCTGGGGCGGTATATACTTAGAAGAAGGAACTGTCTCTAAAGAATTTAATAGCCATAAGTCAGAGTCTGACTGGGGTAATACCTGGAGAAGATTAACAATGGACGAGGGTTCAAAATGAATAACAAAGAATACCTAGATATGATACGAAAAAGAAATAAAGAAATTATGTCTAAGTGTTACTATTGCGATGGTTTTGCAATTAACATAGAGGCAGATGGTTATGCCATAAGGCCAGTATGTAAAAATCATGACACAAGATCATTAGATGAAATAGAAGATGGCATTAACGCAATGTTTGAAAAGCAAATGGATTTTGAATAATGTATACAGATGCTATGCGTAGGGCCTTCAGATCATTGGATCATTTTGCACCCAGAGGATTTTTCCTAGATGTAATTGATAACGATCATTTTATTACAGTTCGGGCTCCAGAAAAACAATTTATGTCCTTGCTTGATGAAGAAAAACGTCAGGCTGTAGAGTACATGGTACGAGTCAAAAAGGCTTTAGAAGATAATGGTGCCATTGTTTTATTAGTACGTGAAGGTGGAAAAGATAATGTTAAATAAAAAAATAAAAATTACTATAGGTCTAATCTTAACTTTAGGCGCCACTTTATTTATATATGCTGCTGCACAGTTGACAAAATTAAGTGATTTAGATATACTTGATATATCTGACGACGATGAAGAGGAACTATTTTAATGCAAACCTTTTTCCCACACTTTAATATGGCTGAGTCCGCTCAAGCACTTGACTCTAAGCGACTCAATAAACAAATATTAGAAGCGTATCAAATACTTAAAGTGTTATCTGGCGCATCTCCTACAGGCGGATGGCGCAACCACCCTGCCGTTCTTATGTGGAAAGGTCATGAGTATTCTTTGCGTACATATGCTAATACAATGATCTCTGAGGCCAAGAAGCGTGGTATCAAGACAGACACCAATGAAGCAAACATTCAGGCATTAGAATCAGGATATAGCAATGTATGGGGTACAGATATGCCAAAGTGGTTTGGAGACCATACAAAAATGATGCGTATTACTACCACACATAAAGCAAGACTATTTGATAAAGATCCGCTTTTTTATGCTCGTTATGCATATGCAAAGCATAGCATCTATAATTCACCTTGCTGTGTTGGCTGTAATTATTATTGGGTAACACATGAGGAGAGAAATGCTTGAATTTTTATTATTTTTCGGTTCTGTTTTATTTGTAAGTGCTATTAGCATTCTTATTATAAGATTAAAAAATAAAAATTTGCAACTACTTCTTATTTTAACACAAGCAATTCAAGACATTGAAAAGTTTAAAGATAAGTTTGGAAATGAAGAACTTTCTGTAGAACAACAACACCTTATAACATTTTTAAATGATACAAGGGATATTGCTTATAAGTATATTGAAGATATGCATAAGGCATTGTTAGAATTTAAATCTGATATTGAATTTGATTTACTACACCCAAACGACATGTCTGTTCCTAGAATTAAAAAAGCATTTGAAAAATTACAATCAGTTTATCCGCAGGACATACCAAATGATTAATGCTAGAGGAATACCAACAGCAAATTGTCCACAATGTGGATATGATTTATTAAAGGTTAGTGTAAAAATTGATCCAGTTGATTATGAGTTAGGTTTATACACCCTAGATGGCGAATGTGCTAAATGTGGAACATTGGTAACAGTAGCAACACCTATAGATCATCCAGATTTTAACAAAGGAGAAAAATGAAAGAGATTATATTTTCAGTATTAACAGGTTTTGGCTGTGGAGTTGTATTTGCAGCCTTTAAACTTCCAGTTCCAGCCCCACCAGTATTTGCTGGCGTTGCTGGTATAATTGGATTATGGCTCGGTTTCGATGTCATAACAAGGTTCATATCCTAGGAGGAAAATAAATGGACGCAAAAGTAAAAGCAATGCTTGCCTCATACGGACGATCAGTTCTTGGTGCAGCATTGGCACTATACATGTCTGGGGTAACAGACCCTAAGACATTGGCATACTCACTACTTGCTGCAATCGCACCAGTTGGTTTGAGAGCAATTAATCCAAATGACACAGCGTTTGGTCGCCTTCCAGATGTAGCAGAAGTTGATGCTGCAGTTAAGAAGGCTACAGTTAAGAAGGCACCTGCAAAGAAGTCTAGCGGTGGCGGTAACTCACTTAAGGTCAAGTAAGACTTAACTATAGAGTAGGGGTGTGCATAATAGCCACCCCTAT